AGTTGTTACTTACCGTATGGTACACTCCACGGTGACCGACAGGAAAATACTTCTGATCTGCAAGAAAGACTTTGACACCAATCTCTTTGAAAGACATCATCATATTGTTGAACTCTAGAGAATGTGGTGTAAAACTCTCCATATTCTCATAGTTGGATGAGATATCCAATAAAGTATGAACTTCTTCCACACCATCTGTGCATTCCCTAACGAGCATACACCCCATAGCATCGTAGGTAAAATACCCTTTAGTGATCTTGTCTTCGTTTGCAAGCGCAACACCTGCAAGTCCAATAGACAAAGAGGCAAAAATTGCGGGAATCAATCGTTTCATAATAAATTGCGACGAATGGGAGATGAGGGGATCGAACCCCCGACAATCTCGGTGTAAACGAGGTGCTCTACCGCTGAGCTAATCTCCCCTATGAATAAGAGATCCACCCAGTAGCGATCATCTTCTCTTCATTTGGTGCTCGTAGACCGTGATGGGTATGTGTCCAGTCTACAGGCCAAAAGAGTGTTAGACCCTTCTGAGGTTTCACTTTGTAATCTTGGTGGATCCAATATGTTTCACCACCTTCTTCGACAGTATTTAGATAAGTCATCCAGGCAAGATGTCTGAATGAAGTTACCTTGTTAGATCCTGTCCGTTCACAATGTGGGTGATGAAAACCACCCGTTCCTTTAGGGTACCATTGAATGTTAAATGGTTCATCTAACTCCATAGGTTCCATAGCAGCATATGGATATTTTGCTAGATAATCATCTAACAAAATTTGGAGTTCTTGTAGGAAATTGCGTACTCTACTGTCATTGATGTAGACAGGTACTGCCATATCAACAGAATTTTTAACTGATTTGTTGATTCCTCCAGAGAACTCCCCACTAACTTTTTTTAGGAAGGTACAATTATCCCAGAATTCAATTAAATTGTCAATAGTCTCATTGGAGATTGTACCTCCACTAATAAAGTCAGTCTTCATACATTTTACATTCTAGGGCAGAAGGGTTCTGGTCACAGTATAGTTCAAGTGCCGTTGGATCGTGATCATCTCCAGGATGATGCTCTTTATATTCCTCCAGATCGTGCAGTTCTTCTTCGATGTGACGGCGTTGTTGAGGAGAAGTCGTAGGATTGGAAAGGATTTCCCTATCCAGCTCGATGTGCTTGTCGATGTTTTCCATCAGAGTATGCTGTCCTTTGCTAGATTTAAGTAAGAGGTAACTCCCTCAGGTGAATAGGAATGTTTGATTCCTAATACAAGATACTTGCCCGAGTACATTTCGTCAAGCTTAATGCGTTCATAATCTGCTTGCGATGCTGGAATGTTGACATTGATCACATCACCAGCGCATATACCAGAGTTTCCTGGTATAGCAATGTCCAATTTAATTGCATTCAATAATTGCCATCTTGACGTACTATAAGCGGATGCAGTCACGGTGTCAAATGTCATATTTGAGGCATTTCCATCAGGATTTGCACTACTCTGGGAGTTTTTCATCACAGGAAGTGCACGAATTTTAATTCTAGTTGGTTTTGCCTCAGAAAATGAATCAGCACTTGCTCCATAAAAGGGGAATCCCCTATTGAGGTGATTGGATAATGACCACACAGAATTGGCACCCATACTAATAGGACCATTTATGGATCCAGAAGGTGCCGAATCTTTGGTACCATCGGATGACTGACCGCCACTAGGTAGAAATCCAGAAGTCAGTGCTGGCATTGCCAAACCAATAGTCACGCTACTGTACATACCAGAGCGCATTCTTTCCAGATTGTTGGCACGATCTGGATAGTTGATACTCTGAATTTTGTAACCATTGACATCACCTGTATTGCCGACGTTTGCCTGCTCATATGTGAAAGACTTTGGATTATTAAATGATGGATTCGACCCAGAACACAGATAATCCATCGTACAGAAGTTGGTACCTCTATACGTCTCCCAATAAAGGTATCCAGGTCTACCTGAAGATCCACCAACAATCTTATCGGAAATATACCCAATACAGTCAAATGCTCTCCAGGAAGGAGAGATGAAATTGAAGTTACCTCTTGCTTCTTCCCATCTCTCGTGCTTTACCTGTCTCTTGAGATACTTTTTCTCAATTTCAGAGATTGCCTGGGATCCAGGTATATCAGAGAATGACTTAAATACGCGATTTGACTCATTATATGCACCACCAGGAGATATGGTGTAGAGCATATAAGTTTGTGCTCTTTCCGTTTTGGTTACTTCACCAATTTTGAAAACCTTTTGAATAACATTGATTTCGTCTTCTGGAGCAGTATCAGTTGCCATAACCAACTTGACATATTCATTACCAGTCAAGAGTGTATTCAAATCGATCGTATCGAAGATCACCATTTCCATTCTGATGATCGGAGACTCCACAGATTCATAATAATTAAAAGCAGAGCACATACCCTTCAGGTCATATGCTTTTTCTCCAGAAAACTTAAGACCAGACAGATCTTCATCAGGCGAAAGATCGCGATCTAACGCCAACAGAGTAAATTCCTTTATATTATATCCTTTAGGTTGTGCCATTAGAAGAAGTTACTTAATACAGTGGTACCCTCATTGAGGAAACCAAATCGAGATTGCAAGAACTGATTAGCAGGATTTTGCTTGCCAGGGATGACAATAGGAGTTTCATCTCCACCGCCTCCGCCAACACCAGGCATTTCAATAACATCAAGAACAATAGTCTGAACTTGCTTGCTGAGTTCCTGTGCCTCTACAATATCAGTTGCATCTTGAACCTTCTCGAAGAGATCCATAATCATAGCACCAGTGCCAACTGCTTGACCGACACCAGGGATCATACTTGCGGCAGGTGCAAGTGATTGCATAACAGGTTTGACTGTACCCATAATACCATCAATACCCCTACCAACACCCTTGGCAATGCCCTTCAGGAACCCACCAAGACCCATTTCAGGTATCTTACCACCCTCAGACTTCAAATACCCCAGAGACGCTGCCTGTGCTATCCTGCGACCAGTCAAACCAGGATCTCTACGAGTATGGGGGGTATCAAAGGGTATTACAAAACCCCCAGAGGATCTTTGTGCGACATATTCAGTTCCGTGCCCAATAAAGTCTACGCCCTTACCTGTCAGCGATACAGGGTACCCTGACTGAGGTCCACGAATCCATCCACCCTTGCTTCTACCACCCTTCATCTTCTCAAGGACAGCAATGGTATCCTGCCACTTGCGGTGTGCCTTGTTTCTACCGTCACCGTGGTAGTAGGACAAATTATCTGCACCTCTAGGCAGTGCTGCCCACTCCATCGACAGGTTCTTAGCAAATCTCTCTGTGGAGATCTTACCAGACATAAAATCGTTCAGTCCACGACGCTTGAGGAGCAGATTGTAGATGTAGTCCTGTCCATTCTGGTCAAACTTAAATTTCGCAGGATCCTTACCAGCATTCCTCAGAACCTCAGACGCTGTACGCATCTGGATCTGGTAACGACCCATTGCAAACTGACCACCCCTCTCATTGAGAAGTTGAGTGACCGTCTTTGTGAGGATAGAAGAGTCCTTCTTACCGCCGACCAGTTTGGTGTAGTCATTTCCAGACTCAACCGCACCGATAAAACTACCCAGGTTAGTAGATGCAGGCATTGCGGTCGCTCTAGCAGGAGCTGCACCAGTTACAACATCAAGGGCAGCACCACCAGCGGCAGTGAGGTCTTCACGCATATCAGATGACCCATTGACCCACTTTAAGACCTGCGTCAGTCCTTTCAGAAGATAGATCAGCGGTGCAAAGGCAACTTCACCCAAGAAAGATGCCACTTGCTTGATTACTGGCATATGTGGAGCAATAAAGTCCACCATCTTCTGAATGGCAGGACCCAGTTCCTCAAAGAATTTCTTAGTTGCATTCTTGATCGGTTCAAGGAAGGCATTAATCCCTTCCATTAGTTGCCCGAAAAACTCGCTTAGGGGTTCGATCAGGTCTTTAACAACAGGACCCAGGAACTTACCTGCGTGTTCACCAAGGAACCCACCCAGTGCGTTACCAATCAGTCCACCGATAGGACCAGCAACTGCGTTACCTATCTGTGCAAGTGCTACACCACCAACAGTGGTACCTACGCCAGCACCGATTGCTGCAGACTGACGGTCTTCCTCATCAATAGACTCATCATTTAGGGTACGTTGATATGCTGCATACCCTTGAGCAGCAGCAACGACGGTCTGACCGATGACATTGCTACCCAGGAACTTACCAAGGTTGAGGATACCTCCCCCAACCATACCCAAGAGTCTACCGAAGTTGGCAATGGTACCAATCGGATTCTTAAGGAATGAGAGACCAACCAGGGCAGCAGCACCTACACCAACCAGTTTTAGTGCACCCTTTACCCTCTCTTGCCACGTCTTATCTTTACCGAATGCCTGTTCCCAAGCACCACCAATAAATCCAGTAAGTCTCTGGAAAAACGCTACCGTTGCCTTAAAAAATGCACCTAGTCGTTCAAATGTTGTCTGTATTGCTCGTTTATTCTTCGGATCCGCTAACCAGTCCAACGCTGCAACAAACAGCATAGACTTGAGGAATTTACCCAACCACTCCAGGAACGATGGTGCTGCAGCAGAGATAACACTACCAAGTTTCTCCCCAATGTTACCACCACGTCCACCTTCGATTCTATCCTCTAATGCCTTATCCTTTGCCAGTTGCTGTCTCTTCTTCTGGTCTTGCATCTGCTGTCTTACAGCGTTCTGCTGCTTAGTCAGCATTATACCGATGCTGTTGACCGTAGCACCAAGGGAATTAATTGCACTTAATGTTGGCGCGAAACTTGCACCAGCAATCTGCTTATCACCAACGGTTATGGTAGCTCCAGAGTCCTTTGGTGCTGTGACAAACTTATAGAATCTAATTTTAGGACTTGCTGCAGTTGCCATTATCTAATGCCTGCTCCAGTATTTGAGTATTGGACATTCGCACCGCCTCCAGAGTTGGATGCAGGTCTAACAATGGGTTGTACAACAACAGGTTGTGCTCCTGTTGTTCTCCTCTTGGGCGTAGGTGGCGGAGGAGATGTCGTATTATTATCAGTATTTATCGTTGCTACTGGATCGGGTGGGGTGTTAACAACCCTGTTCTCTGCCTTGTTTGGTGTGCCGAACAGGTGAGGATAAATGTTATGAGGACTGAGATCTCCACCTTTACCTTGCTTGTAGACTTCCAGGTGCAGGTGTGTGTTAGCAATATCACGACCAACACGTCTCATATCGACGAGTTTACCAATTTTTTGTCCTGCCTCAACACGATCCCCAGGTTTTACGCTAGGCATCATATGAACATATCTCTGATCATATCCATCATCACCCTTAATCATCATACCAGAGAGATAGTTCAAGGTACCAAGGAACTTCTCTGCCAATACAGTACCACCAACCATCGCGACCACATCGATCGCTGGATCAACACCAAAAGGAGGTTTCTCAGTCAGGTCAATGCCAGCGTGAGCACCTCTAGATGCATTGGGGTGAGTTCTGTGGTATTGGTTTGCCTGACCAGCAAATCTACCTCTAGGCAGAGGGAAGATCGTGCTACCTTTACCACCCTTACTAGGTCCACGGACCTTCAATTCCTCTAGCACCTGAGTGCTGGTCATTACTGCCTTCTGCTGTCTCTTCTTCTTCTCTTCAAGTTCTCTAATATGTCTTTGCTCAGCAGCAATTCTATTCTCTACAGTGTTTACACCAAAGTCAGCGTGATCACCATAATAGATGCGAGCATCTCTACCGTGTTTTGCCTGGTGCCTCTGCAGGAAGGCTAGTTTCTCCTGTGCTTTTTTAATTTCATTGTCGGTACCAGTTACAGCCCTTTCAGCCTGACGCTTCTCTCTTTCTGCAGTTGCCCTCTCGTCTTCGAGACCAAACACATTAGCAACAGCACCAAGAGTATCTCCAGCACTCTGCATCAACTCCATACCACCATTGATCCAACTCTGAAGAGTTGCCAAGGCACCCTGAACCCAAGGAGAGTTCAGCATATCAATCATACCCTGAATTGCTGAGTCAGCAATAGGTTTCAAGAAGTCTCCGATCATCACGAAGACTGGTACCATCTCATCCCAGAGACCAACGAATGCGTCTACAACAGGAGAGATGAATGACTGGAATGCTGGCCAAGCAATCTCCAAGAAGTAATTCTTGAGAGGTTCTAAGATGGGTGTGATACTGTCACCAATGAAAGCACCAACCTTCTCACCCAGGAATGATCCCAGGAACTGACCGACGATGGGACCAAACGGACCCAGGATAGGTGTCAGCAGAGCAGACATTGCAAGACCGCCGATGACGGCACCCGCACCTGCACCTACAGCAGTCTCTACCTTGTCACCCTGTGCCAGTCTGGTAGCAGTTGACGCAACACCAGCAATGACAGAGATACCACCACCTTTGAGGAACTTACCAGCACCTGCCTTGAGTCTCCTCATCCTACGGATATGGGCAATGCGTGCTGCTCTTGCTTTTACTGCCTTCTTATGTAATTGCTTGGGCGATGAGTTCTTCCTCATCGAGTTGCCCAAGAAACTAATCAGTCTCTGAGCATCACCAATAAGTTTCCAGGGTTTTAATATCCTATCTGCTACCACCAGCGTGGCGAGACCACCTACTATCTTCAGTGCTCCCATCAGGAGACTCTCTTCCCCAAAGGCACCTAGCAATAGGTTGACTGAGGTTTGTACTACGCTCCACAACGTAGACACCCACGCAGTAATTATCTTTATGCCCGTCTTGATTATACCTTTGTTCTTTGGATCGCTGAGGAAGTCTAGTACAAACCAAGTTGCAACAGACTTTACCAACCACATAAATGGTTGAAGCAACTTTTCCAACCAGGTCAGTTTCATTCCAGTTGGTTTTGCCTCAGCACCTTTATCTAAGTCTTTACCTTTTACGTTACCCTTCTCTAGTCTATCTTCTAACGCTTTATCTCTCTTCAGTTGCTCTTGCTGAGCAGTTACTCCACCAGTCAGTAGTTCTTGATTAAATGCCATTTGACTGGCAAGGATGTTACCAATATCCTCCACAACAAAACCCATCCTAGTCACTGCTGTAGTCATTGCAGAGATGGGATTAGAAGTACCACCTCCCGTCTTTGGGGGGAGGAAGGATCTAATTTTTATGGGTTTTGTTGTTGCCATTAAAGTGACTGACCTTTGGACGCTGCCCTTTGACGGGACTCCTCTTCACGCAAATGACGAATCAGCATATTAACGTACACGTCCCGCTCCCACGGCATCATATTCTCCAACTCAGTTAGACTGTATTTGTGATGTTGCATCAATGCAAAGTTCACTTCAAACAGATTGATCAGAGAATCGTGGGCGAGGGCTACGCGAAAAAAGCTGCCATCCCCTCAAGAACGACTTCACTCTTCACTTCGGTCTTCGGATTGAACACCTCAATAGTATGCTTAAGTTTAGGCATACTCTCAAAGAAACCTTGCACCTTCTGGAACTGAGTGGAGTTCATACCTTCAAAGAACTCAATGAGTTCTGCTTTCTTGTATGCTTTTGCGTCTTCAACGTCTTCACCATTGGCAATTTGGTCTACGCAATCAGCAGCAAGTTGGAAGATGTCTTCCAGACCAGGATTCTCAGAGAGGTTAGTCTTAACGAAGGTATCGATGGAAGGATACTTCATAACCAAGGTAACCTCGTCAGTGATCTTGACTTTGTTACTATGATTATCAGGTACCTGCACTTCAACCTCGTCAAGGTTTACTTCAACATCAACCAGTGTTTCACCGTCGTCAGGGCAGGTGAGTTTGAACTCACTAATTTCACCGACAGACTTAGCACGAATCTTCAGGAACAGATATTCAATATCAAAGGTAGCAAGGGTATCTACCTTCTTCACACTGGTACAATTTTTGATAATCTCTTTAACTGCTTTGACCATCTCTTTCTGATCGCCAGTCTCCATTGCAACGTAAAGCAATTTCTCTTCACGAACTAGAAAAGGACGGTACGTTACCTTCTGACCGAAGGGCAGTACACATTCATACTCAGGCACCACCAGTGTGGGCAAAGGCATAGGCATAATTTTAAGACCAATTCAGTTGTAACTATTTAGAGACTATCTGAAGATGCTACTCAAACTATCAGCAACGTCCGAAATAGCATTGATAGTTCTATCAACTCCAGCAAGAGTGTTGTTGATACTATTGAAAATATTTGTGTTAGATGTTGATGGTGCTCCACCAACAGGTTGGTTGTACAAGTCTGGTACTGCACCCTCAGTAATGATATCTTCTGTCCAATCACCTTGACTCTTGATGGTGGTACCCATACGGAAACGCTCAACATAGAACTGAACATCCAGTTTCATCAGGTTTGTCTGTTCGTTGTTGAATGTCATTGCTCCCACATTGTATGGGAAGCAACCAACTGCTCTCCACTGTGCCGTAATTTTATTGTGTCTGATGCTCTGAACACCACGCTCAGTATCAAAGGTTCTGGTCACCAGGTTAGATCCAGGTTCCCACTTGTTGATGATAATATCAGTCACATAGTTATCATAGAAGAGACTTCTATTCTCAGTGTCTCTAGAGATAGTATTGATCCATCTCTCAAAGAACGATCTGTGCCACTGATTCTTTGTGACGAGGAAGGAGATCGTAAGTTCTTGGGGAGTCTGCTGCGTTGCATACCTTCTCATCGTACCGAAGTTAGTAACCTCACCTGTCATCAAATTACGAGAGGGTACCTGTACACTGTCAGCGAAGTAATCGATTGCTTCAAAGACACCCTGCGGACCACCGTATTCCCAAATGATCCCGCGTGCAAACTGGGGAATACCCATCTGCACACTAAACATATTAGAGCGAGATGGTTCATACTGACCAGTCGCAACCAGGTTCTTAAATCTTGTGAATGAGATTGACATTAAGCAAACCGATAGACTAATTTAGATGGAACATCTATGTTCCTGCCGTTCACTGTACTTACAAACTGTTCACAGGGTATCAAACCCACATCAGACCACTCAGAAATCGGCACGTCAAATGTAGGTGAGAGTACATTAGAGCGTAAGTATTTATGGTAAGTAACGGGAGGTATGTCAAGTACACCTCCTTGCAGGGACTCACCCAGTCCTGTACGCCCTGCAGGTGGTAAGTAGTGAAGGTTTGCACCCCAGAATCTAGTACCATCTTCACCTAGCACATACACCAGAGGATATCTATCCCAGAACTGCATTCTCTCACCATAGGTAGCATTATACCTGAAGAAGACCATCTTCCCCGCCTGAGGGACACCTGCTTGCAATGCGTACTGAAAGTTACTACGCCACCACTCTCTTTTCTGAGACTTGCCGTCAGATAGATCTCGGATGTCTTCAAACAGACTCATACTAGCAGTTCCTTTTCTGTGAGGACTAAAAATTTCATTCTTCTGTCATTACAATACTCTCTTGCTGCTCTCCACTTCGCTTGATTGACAGCATAGGTTTTGATCTCATTCAGGTAAGTCTTAGTTACCTTAGACTTTTTCTTCGGTTCCTTAGTCTGCGCGAGTGGTTTAACTTCAATAATGAACTTCTCAGTCCTTCCACTCCTGGTCCTTGCTCTGACATAGAAGTCTGGAAAATAGCGATGAACCCTACTATCAACAGGGCTAATATAGGGGATAATAATTTCCTCACTGCCCCACTCAACGACGTTTTCATTTCGATCACACCATACCATAAGTTTTCGTTCCCACAAAGACCTATAAATAATGTTTGTAGGATCTCCTTTGTATTTGCCTGGGTTGCTGGGTTTGAACTTTCCTGAATAACTTTTCTGAGGCATATGGCAGAAGCTCCATTAGTATATCCCCGTTCAATTCCTACCCAGGTACGACCAGGTGAGTCTTCATCATCTAGTATCAGAGACTTCGACAGCTTTGGTACCAAGGTAGTTGACTACCTAAAGATCAAAGTGTATCGCAGTGCTGAAGGTAACCCGTACTCCTATATGGGAGGTCAAGGTTCATCTACTGAGGGTGCTCTTTATAAAACTATTTATTTATATCTACCTCAGGGTTTGAAAGAAGAGTACGGTGCACAGTATAACAGAACTGCACTAGGTGCTGGTGGTCTTGGTGCTATCAAAGCAGCAGGTACTATTGCAGGTCAAAGTGTAAAGAAAACAGAAGACCTAACAAATATTGTTCAGCAAACTGCAGGTTCGATGAAACCAGAAGCAGTTATGAATGCTGTTGCTGCTGCTGTTGGTACCGTTAACTCTGCTGTTGGTCTTGGTACCAATGTTGATGCTAACACCCTTGCTGCCCTAACTACCAAGAAGATCTTCAACCCGTACGAAGAAACAACCTTCAGAGGTTCAAACTATAGGTCACACCAATTCAACTTCAAGTGTCAACCAAGAAACGCAAAGGAGTCTGAAGAACTATACAAGATCATTCACTGCTTGCGTCTTGCAATGCTGCCAGGTATGAATGATGGTACTGAAGAAGAGTTCTTCACTCAATCAGGATTCAGTAACCTTGCTTCTGGTATTGTTGGCAACTCTGCAGAGACTGCTGCTGGTAGTGGTAGATGGTTGACTATCCCCGACTACTTCCGTATCGAAGTCATTCGTGTTGAGGGTAAACCCAGTGAGAGTGGAGACCTTGAGGTTACTGCAGGTCAACCCAATGCACTCAAAAGAATTATGCGCTTCCCTGTGAAGATGGTGTTAACTAATATGAGTATTGATCTGACACCCGATGGTCCTTACAACTCACTGAAGGATGCTCTTGACAGTTCCATTGATTATGGTCCTGCAGCATTCAACCTGTCACTCTCCTTCGACGAGACTGCATTCCTCACTAAAGAATCATTCAGCGGATTTTAATGGCATACTTCAAATATCTACCTAAGGTTTACGTTCGTAACAAGGCTGCCCTTGCTGGTCAGCAACCTTACGAACTTGCAGTAAACATCTTCCGCAGAATCAAGATTCGCGACAGTCTGCAAGGTTCTCTGCTGGGTTTCACTCAATATGAAATCCAAGAAGGTGTAAGACCAGATCAAATCGCATACGATTACTACAAAGATCCTGGTCTTGATTGGATCGTTCTTCTAGTTAACAACATCATTAATGTCAATGAAGATTGGCCAATGAACAGAGAAGAACTCAGACAATATGTTCAGGACAAATACGATTCCATCGAAGGGATCAGACACTATGAAACTAAAGAACAAACACTTCCTGACGGTACCATTCTACTGCCAGCAGGACTTACAGTTGACGAAGACTTCCAGTACATAAAAGGAGATGGTAGTGTAGTCCCTAAGTCGGATTCTAGATCACCCATTTCATATTTCCAGTATGAGAGTGATAAAAATGAAATGAAGAGAAATATCTATCTACTTCGTCCTCTATATCTCAACGACTTCATAGCAGAGTTCAAGAAACTGTGTGAATATCTACCTCACGCAGAAGTTGATGAGGAAGGAAACAAAAAAACCCCCGTCACATTGGCGGAGGAATTTATTGGTCTTCCCAGGTACAACAAACCAAGACAGTCTTCTGCTTCTACTGGTTCTGCTTCTGGTGGTGGTTCTTCCACTGCACTGATAACATCTACTGGTACCAGTGTTGGTACTGCTGGTACTGCTGCTACGGTGATCACAACCACAAGTACATCTACATCATCCACAGGTAGTGGTGGGTACTAAACTTTAATTTAGAAGCACCAATTTTTCGACTTGTAAATGTAGCAGGGCACTCCGTGTTGGTTGTGCTCGTTCGGAATGAAGTATGGTCCGTTGTTGTAGTGGTGGTGATGGTGGTGATGGTGGTGATGTCGTCTTGGTCTCACTGGTGTGTACCAACAGTTCCAAGACATAAACATCGGGTCATACACACAGTGAGATGGTTTGACCTCCCTCTCCCCGTCAGTAATACGGTGGCGATGACCTGCTAGAGCAGGTCCAGGGATCAGTAGTGCTGTCAGTAAGAGAGGGAAAAATTTCATCGTTCTTCCGTTGATACAATAATTATATATCAAAAAGGGGTCTCGTAAGACCCCCCTGTGACAGTTTATCGATTGAACGCTCTGTCCATTCTAAGTTTGATGTAATACATCCCGATGACCCAGAGGGAGAAGAGAAACCCTTCTCCATAACTCATCGAGTTCCAGGCGTGCACTGCTTCTCCCATCACTCTTCAGCGAGTTTGGCGAAGTAACTCAGTGCGTCATCTTCTTCAGTGCTTCCTCCAATCGATGCATCTTTTGCAACTGAGAAGGAGTCAACATCCTCCTTCCAGGATGAGGCACTAGCGGTAATGTCTGGGGCATTGAAGGACTCGGCTTCTGCGGTCTCGGCATCGTAGCGTGGTTGAACACTCTTACCAAGGACAGTTTGAAGGCGACCATCCAGTTCTTCGTAGGACTTGAAGTTGGAATCATCGGTGTATTCCGCCAGAGAGTACGTGTTGTTGTACACCTCCTCCAGCTGTTCGTCGTCGAATCCACCCAGGGTACCAGGGGCAGCAAAGGTGGAGTCGTCGTAGTTCCAGTAACCAGCGACCTGCTTGATCTTCAATTTGAAATCAGCACCAGTCCAGAGATCGAACGGGTCAATAGCGGGTTGCGGATCATAATCATTCTCGTCGGGTTGCATACGAGCGGTAATCTTATCAAAGATACGCTTACCGAACTTATACAGGAAGACTTTGCCTTCGTTCTCTGGGTTCAGAGGGTCTTTGCAGACATAAATGTTAGCGTAGTAGGACAACTTGCGCTTCTGCTTACGAGCGATGTCTTTGTCAGACTCGCGACCAGCATTCCACAGAGTAGAATTGTGAGCGCATACGGGGCACTTCTCTCCTTTGGTTGTCGGGCAGTTCTCGATCAACCAACCACCTGGTCCTTGGAATGCGTGACTCCAGACCTGTGCCCAAGGCAGGTCGCTATCACCTTTGTTAGGGAGAAAGCGAATAATGGCAAATCCGTTACCAGATTTGTCAACCCCAGGTTTCCACAGACGGTCATCGGTTTGCTTACCGCCGCTGTTCATCTTCTCAAGTTCTTTGGTGAGCTTGGACAGATTGGAACCAGAGGATTTTTTAAGGGATGCGAAAGACATAGTGTGTTCGTGTTTTAGTGTGTTGTGTGTTTGTACTACCCATATAGGGTAACACTTCTATTTAGTGCTGTCAAGTTCCTTTTTCCAGGACTTGAGACGCTTCTCCATATCATCCAGGACATCGGTAATCAACTTACCGCCGCTGTACATATGGGTCATTTGGTCGATGCGGATCTTGATCTCCGCTGCTTCTTCGTCCTCCAATGACATCAGAGAAAGTCTAGCATAGAAAACCTTCTGCTTGGCAACAAGTGCCATAGTTTTCTCAAGGTGCTCTGTCTTCTCGTCTCTAGTCATCAAGGGGAAGCGAATTGAAATATCGTACAGGTCTTTGTACAGACTCTGCATATCTACCAGTTCCTGTCGTACGACTTCAGACTGATAAAACGGTTCGCTCATAGGGGTAACACTCCTCTTGACGTTTTCTTAACGTAATTAAGTTGTTGAGCGTTGTACTTGATCTTATCTTTGAGGGGTCTCGAAATCAGTTTGTTAACTGTCTCCACCTCAATGTCGAACTCGTCACAGACAACTACGACTGCATCGATATAATTTACCAGACCATTGCTGTTCTTCACCACTTCCTCTACGAGAGAGGAAAATTTCGTTTGAGTCATAAATTTGTCTTGGAATTCTTTCATTGATAGGCACTATTGAAGTCGTGAATGTACTCGTGGAGCAGTTTATATAATTGATCCAAGTTTCTCTTCTCGATCACCTGTACACTACCGTCTTCTACGGCAATGATGGTGACAACCTTCTCAACTGCAACACCACAACGTTCATAGTACATTGCAGCGTACGCTGTCTCTTGAACAAAATAGTTCTCAATCCAGGATTCTTGTTTGGGTTTCGTAGAAGTCTTGAAGTCAATCACAGCAAGTTCTCCATCGAACTCTGCTATGCAGTCAACACGACCAGCAATACGCAAATGATCACTGTAGAGAGGAGCTTCCAGTAAGTGAATGCGGTTGATCCTATCCAGCGTCGAACGGGAGGACTTAAAAAGATAAGTAGCAAGAGGATTTTCATCATCCTTTGGCACCTCTTCGTTCTTCAGGTAACATTCTACCATAGAATGATACTTGTTTCCACGAGCAGATGCACGACCAGAAATCTTGTTTGCTTGTTCCTCACCGACACGCTTCCTCCATTTAATAATAGAGTCTTTCTTTCGGTGACTGGTAACTGTCGTGATGGACGGGTACCATTTACCTTCACTAACTTCATAAAGACGAAGACCGCTATCTTTAGTAACGGAGTTCAATTCAGTTAGTGGAACAGGAGGTCCCACCAATTCAAACATAATCAATACCCAAGGTTAATTTTGCTGATCAGATACTCGCGTACGAGACCAGACCTAACGATGTCTTCAATACCAAACTCTACACATTCAAACGAGGGCATCGTCTGAAGGATACGCATAAAGTCTAGGACACCATTCTTTTCATTACTCTTTACGAGGTCAGACTGTGTGTAGTCACCACTGAAGATGATCTTAGAGTTTTGTCCGACACGAGTAATTATACTATCAAGTTCGTGGAAGTTCAAGTTGGAAAACTCATCAACAATGATGATGCAGTTGTCCAGTGTGGTACCACGAATGAAAGAAGTTGACCAGAAAGATACCGTCTCCTGAGACCTGAGATTATCATAGAGCATATCAAATGCCGAGTCATCAGGCATCTCAAACATATACCTGACCATATTCTTATAGGGAATCTGATACAGGTTGCTCTTATCTTCGTGGTCTCCAGGAAGGAAACCAATCTCACGAGTAGGTACAAGAGAACGTACCATATACACCTTTTCGTAGGGAGAAGATGGTTCTAGTACATCCTTAAGCGCAAGGTACAGACTGATAAATGTCTTACCAGTACCAGCACAACCGTGAAGAACCAGGTTCTTACCTTCAGCATACGAATTGAATACTGTTTCCTGGTTGTCAGTAAGAGGTTCAATCGTCTTAAGATGATCAAGATTGATTGGTTTCTTTCGTCTCATCTGCTTTGCTGTCATAGGAGTCTTACGCTTTCCTCTAGGTGCAGGCATAATCAAGTAAATCTACTAAGGTTTGCTCCAGGATGTGCCTTCTGAATCTTTTGCATCACGCTCTTGAATCCATCAGACTGTTTCGGTTTACCGTAGACGGTAGCAACGTTCTGGTTCCCGAAGTATCGTTCCAACTCGGGATGTTCTTCTTTGTATTTATCGAGATCGTGAATCGACATAAAGTTTGTCGTGATCTCTCCTGTTTCTTTGTTAATCCAATCATAACTAGGCATTAAACTTCATCCTTGTTGTTGCGAATTTCTTCTGTAAGTTTATCTATACGTTTAAGGTCTCGTTTCAGTCGTCTCTTCATTGACTGTGCCATCCACCACATCCTTGCCTTAATCCAAGCAAACTTAATCTCCAACTCAATGTAGTAGACCAGTTTCATAAGCTCTTCGGTACCATAAAAAGCAACGAAGATAATGATCAAAAAGCACAGGATATAAGTGGCAAGCATCAGTCAATCCTCAAGGACGGTTGAATGCAATCACATTCATCCATATGTCTAGAGCATCCACAGTCACCTTCAGGACACCAACCCAATGCCTCAGCAACAGTTGGGAACTTACAGATGAAGTGTTGCTTAGCACCTTCTGCGATTTCCATATGCTCCTTCTGAGTACCATTAGCAGATCTCAGATTGATATAATGGATCCACGAGCGACACGAGCCCGTCATATAGATTTTGGTGGGCGTTGCCAAAGGAAGAACCATACGAGCACATTCCTTTGCGATTCCCATATCAAGCATCTGCTTATAGAGATCCATACCCTCAGCAAAATACTTCTGGATTAAAATCTCAAAAGTTTGCTTGACGTATGGATCAACATCATCAATAGAATTCTGACGATTCTTTGTATCCTGACGACGAAGATCGGGAAGAGGAATGTGATCTACCAACAAAGAACTGTCAGCATACCGCTGGGAAAACTCTTGATATGTGAAGCTACGGTGACGAAGCACTTGAGCTGCGATTGCCCTCGTAGTATTGATCTCAAGGGTCATCGTTGCTTGCTCGAACACAGACCAGTGGTTGTGCTTGATACAATACTTCAGAAGACCTGCAACGTTTGGGTTGTCCTGATTAGAGGGATTGCTCACACGAGCAATGTAACCCATAGTTTTTTCAGCGTCAGGAGTGACGGATACGAAGCAGACTTTTGTCATTTTAGTAGTTTAATAATAATAGTGATACACATTGCTTGGAAGTAGTTGATTGCTTTCCATCCAAAGATGGCAGGCAGTGACCAGTTCCAAGCAAACATTAGCACAAGTGGAAGTGCAAATACAGTACCAATAAAGGCACCTACCATCTCAGGTGTTACCACCTGTTCAACCTCTTCCCCCTGATTCTCTTCGACACTCCGTTCAGGTGCCTTAGTCCTAAAGGTGTAGATACTCATTTTTTCTTTCGTGGTTCCCATACTTTTGGATTAACTCTCCCTTCTGCTTGTGTAATTGAGATAAGTCCTTCCCGATATCGATCCCAATAATAATCAAATGCTTCCACTCGCTTCTTAGGCATCACCAGATCGTAATAGGTAACACCATTGTCGATGTAGGTTACCAAGAATGCTGTGACTGGAAGAGTTTTATCGTTGGCATCTTCGGGGTTGCAATTCTGTTTAATAAACCTCAAGATCTATTCCCCCACTGAATAGAAGGAAACGCTTCCTTCACTACAGCGTGGGTAATTCGGTACTTCTTTTGCAGTTGCTTATCCTTAACCAAGCAGACAACCTCTGCTTCGTCCTTGTACAAACCTTCCAACATCTGAAGGAACATATTCTCCTTCTTGATAGAAGGAACATTGTCAGCGCCACCCTTGATGAAGTAGAAGAACTTGCGTGCTTCATTCTCCAAACGAGTGTGCTCAGTCCCCAGAGGTGCTGGATTGGGGGTGTAGGGTACCTCACCCTCGGGCAGGATAGAGATCACACTGTCATCAAAGTTCCAGATGAACAAGGATCGCAGTGCTTGACTGTTGTTATCCTGCAGAATTTTGATTTTTTCTGCCTTGGTCTTGGCATTGTGTGCTTTCTGCAGCACCTCAGAAATCAGTAGTTTCATCGTTAAAATTCACTTACGTAATGTAGCAGATCAGTCAGTTGCTTTTCCATAAAGTATGGATAAAGCATTCCTCTTACTGGAGGAACAATAGACTCATAGTTATCTATAATCTTTTCACTGATCTCTTTTGGAATGAAATCAAAGTCGATCAGTTTCTGATTGCGTAGATACTGTTGCATCATCTCATCGTTGTGACAGAAGTCTTCGGGAGATTGTGTTACCCACCGAGCAATTTTAACCTTTGCCAGGGGTTTTTGTCTACGTCCTTCTACCAGACAAGAATCATCGGAGAGAAAGTTAGGAATACCATCACTCCTATCACCCTTGAGAACGTGCTCAGCGATGTACATCCTAGGGTCTAGACCTTCGATGTATTTCTTGAGGCAGGGATTGTACTGGGTAACATACCCGTACCGCTTGAGTTGAATGAAGTCTTTGTCACCAGACAAGATCAAAGTCTTGACTGGAGGTTGCATATTGTTTTGCAACCTGATGTTAGCAAGACCCTGATGCTTACACAGAACAGCAATGATGTCATCTGCTTCTGCACCATCAATCTCCATAACTTTGTATGGAAGATTGTCTTTGAATTCTACTTTCAGTGTGTTGAGAAGGTCAAAGATGTTATCCCAGTTGTGCTTTGACTTTGCTCGATCTTTCTTCCTGGTACCTTTGTAGTACGGGAAGACTTCACGCCTCCAGTAATGCTTACTGTCATAACATAAGACAAGTTCGCCATAGGTTTTAGAAAACTCTGTGCGATAACGGCGCAAAGAATTCAGAACCATATGACGAACCAGACCTTCTTGGAGTTCCTCAGATTGATTTAGCGAAACCATAAGGTTCGCGATCATCACCTGATTCATATCGACAAGAATCATAATTAGTCGTCGTCTTCGTCATCAATCATACCATCGTCATCAGTAAAACGCAAGTAGAGTAACTCTTCTTGGTTCACTTTACCATTTTCATCAAGCATCTCTGGATGCGTGATTGCTTTGGCATAAGCAGCGTTGTCAATGAACGCTTCGATGTAGTCCTTTGCCATCCAGAAGAACATACCTCCCAGAAGAAACGCTCCAAACAGAGCGAAAACATAAACCACTTCCTGCATCAGTTCCTCTCCCTAAACTATTAGATTATTACGAAAGTTCGACTCCTCCTATCGATTGTGTTGGTTTCAAACTATTTAGTTTTTTTCTTGCGACCTGGGCGTCGATCCTTCTCGTACTGCCAAGCATCTTCAAGAATTCCATACAGGAATTTATGCAGCTTTCTTGCTTGAGGTTTTGAGAGGTAACCGTATGCCTCCTTCACAACTTTATCTGGTTTTGTGATGTACTTTTCAAGGTCATAGCACGTTATCGATATGTTAGATGCGGTACCAGACTCAATGAATGCCGTACATTCTTTGCGAGTAAACTTCTGATCGAGCATATGCGGATAAAGTTTCATTAGAAACTTACCATCTCTCATTGCCACGTCTACCGCACGCTCAATGAGTTCACATAGTTCACCAACTTTGTCCACTTCTGTCAAATCAAACCTCGCTTTTTGAATTCCTGAATGGTTTCGTTGCAACCACCTGTATTCTTACCATCAACAATCAGTTGGGGGAAGGTGGCAGACCCACCAAACTGTGCATAGAATTGATCTCTGGAAAAGTTTTCGTTGAGGACTTGCTCACGATAACTCCATCCCTTGATTTTGTAAATCTCTTTGATCTTAGTGCAGAAAGGGCAACCAGGTTTCGTATAGATGGTGGTGCTACGGGGTGCGGAACTGTTCATAATTAGAATAGATGTACGTTGAATGCGATGGACCAGCGACTACCATCGTGATCGCCAGCAATGGTTGAGTGCTCCAACCAAGAAGGGAATAGTATAACAGACTCGGGAACAGGATCAAAATAGATACCCTCTTCTGTGCCAAACATACACATCTTTGAATATGGATTTGGATTGTAGAAGAGAATACCACCCATATTAGGGGTGGTACGGTGATAGTACACTCCAGAAAGTGTATTACCTGCGTGGGTATGTCGTGGTTGTGTCTTGCCCTTCGGCAATGCATTGATCCACGACTGTGTGATCTGCCAAGTGCCCTTCAATGGTTCTATATATGCTATCGAATCAGGGACAGGAAGTTTTGTATTGGATACATAATCATCCAAACATTCTCCAAGGAATGCCTGAAACTTAGGCAGCGAAGAACCGTGCTTCTTAAAGAACTGAAGTATATGCTGCTTGTGGTGAGTACCATCAAGAGTTTCTTGCATAGCATAAGGAGACAGGTAGGAACTGTCTGACCAGTCTCCTGTCTCCTCTAAGTATTCAATAACAGAATCGATCTCCTGAACAATCTCAGGGTCGTTGTGTTGTCGTGGGTATATTCGTGTCGGAAATAGGTCCATTGTTCCAGTGTCGGATTACTCCGCTAATAATAAAACAGTTAGTGACAAGATAAGAGAGAAATATAATAGTCCGTACACTAGCAATGATGTTTGCTTCTTTGTCACTACGACCCTCCTTCCTACCTAGAGCATAGCTCCACAGTCTCCACGCCTTTAACACGTTCGGTAATCTCTTTCAATTTGCCGTCAGTAGTATATAGCAGACAGTGATTGTCAGTCAAGACGTAGTACCCAGTGATGTCCTTACCGTTGTCGCACCAACCATATGCAAACACGGGTTCATCAACCTCTTCTAAGAGGAGACGCTTGTTATGCATATAGTGACCATAGCGTTCGTGGAGATTGATCATTGCTCTTCCACAATTTCAGTGTACCGACGACGGCAATAGTCAATACATTCGTCTCGATACATCATCAGTTCGTGGTAGCACTTTTGTGCGTGTGCTTCACCTCTGAGTTCGGAGTTTGGTTCAATCAGACTCTCTATCAATAGGCTCATCCCCCTGAGTTTTTGGTCCCGTGTCGCCATCGGCAGCCTCCTGTGTGTGTTCCCTTACATTATATAGAGTGTCGTCCAGGCGGGCAACCTCTCCCAATCTACTTTTGTAAAATTTACTGATTTGCTTAATCTTTTTCCTCATTGCTTTGGGGTTACCCTTGTGCTCGTTGATTGCCTTACGGAGACTGTTCAACTCACGGTTGGATGTCATCAACTTACGGTCCCAAAAACCTTCATTCTTCATTAGGTTGCGTCCTCAATAACAAACTGATAATAATTAAACTGTGCAGACTTAGATCTACTCAGGTTACTATACCACACCGTACTGTTTCTGTCGTGTGATTCCTGGTACATTGCCCACTTAGCAGATCTAGAAACAGCATTGGTCTCTGCGTTTCTAATCTTAATCTTCTTAGGAAGTTGCTTCTGACTGGGATAGAAAGGAGCACTGGTCTCCTGACCATCATAGTTATCATCAGATCTGTCTGGGAACTCAAAGCGTTTCCTAAGACCATCATAGTATCCAGTGCCATAACTCTGAACAGAATCCACAGTCCACCTGAAGTTATACCCCAGGGCAGACTCTGGTTGACCATTATCTATCTCGGTATCTTTATAGATCATCTGGGCACGCATACGAACCTTAAATGGATCGTTCCCACCAAACACAAAGTCGTGATAGAAGTAAACTGGTTCACTATTAGCAGTTTTTCTGATCCAATACTGTACCAGGGTGACAGGTTCACCATAGTATTCCGATACAGATCCAGAACTATCCTGCAAGTCAGTTGTAAACAGATGCTCTACCAGTTCGTTAACAGCAATGTCATAGTAATTATTGTTGACTGCCTGTAGGTTGATCATCTGGACAGGATCAGGTACCCCAAACACACCCTGCTCTGCGTTGGCATTAATGGCACCAAACTTAACTGTCTGAACAACACCAGAAGTGGCACACTGTGCCCCATCAATAGTATCTACACGAATTGCTTGGAAGAATTTTTCACCATTCCCCCCCTTATCTACTCCAAGGAAGTAGCGTTCCTTTTCATTTGTAGTATATCCTGCTGCACCATAGGTGTCTAGCATAGCAGTAATCTTATATCGAATACGATTATTATTCAGTGTCTCATACTGAAGGGCAAAAGAAAGTCCCTTCTTAGTTTCACGAGTCATAAATCCAGACATATTATCCACCACTTCCTTTCTTCCATCAATAAATCGTGGACGCCCGTTAACAGTCAACCAGTTGCCAGTGACACCACCAGCAGAAGTCCAGGCAACAGTGCTGTTGCTATCGTCAAACATATCAACCAGACTTATCTGACCAGGTTTGCCACAGGTAGCATCATTTGTACCACGCATCTTGTGAGAGATCGTTGTGAGTTTCGCTGTCCAAGTAGTGATTAGATCACCAGCAGTTTCATCTCTCAAAGAAAATGCAGGGGAAGCACTACCATTGAAGTGACCATCGTTGATTTCTTCAACGTGGAAGGAGATATCATCCCCCTCAGATACAGAGAAGGTATAAAACACTTCGCCAATTCGCTTCCAATCTTCTACGTGAGATTTCTCTTGGTAGATAGTGGTACCATTTTTCTTGAGAGACCAAGTGAACTTAATACACTCACCAAATCCACCAGTCATACCACCGTGAGATCTGATACTCAGAGTTGCATTCTTAGTTGCAGTGATGGTCTGAACAACATTCCTGCGATCAGAGTAATCACCCTCACACTTACCACATCCATATCCATCCTCAGTAATCTGACCGCACTCGTGACGTGTCAAAGATGCGTCGAAGAATCCACGAGGTTCGAAGATGGCAGTATCACAACCATCCTTCATTGAAAGATCCATATACTCAGGAACGATGGTATCTTCAAAGACATAACACTGAATGCCTTCATAGAACCAAGGACTGTTAACATAGTTCAAACGATATGAGATCTTCACATCATCATAGTCATCATCACCATCAAGAAGATCTTCCCAGTATTGCCACCAGCGAGAAGTCCACTTAGTAAAATTCTTATTATTCCAATTCAATCTCTTCTCAGAGAACACTGATAGGTCATTCTCTGCGCTGCTGAGATTTGTTCTCCAACCATTACCAGTCTCAGAGAATGTTAGTGTATCTCCTTCGCTAACACTATTCTCCTGGTTACCATCAGGCACCAAAACAAAACCAAGTCTGCAAGGAACATACTGGTTGATGGTTGCAGCAGGAATAGTGAATGACTTATATCCTGTCGCATCAGTTGCATTAGGAAGAACTACTTGACCATACACAGGATCTAGACCTTGATCTACAGGTGCAAGATAGTATCCAAAAGTATTTTCATATGATGCACCACCTCTCTGACAGTTGAATTCAATCAGCAAGTCAGAAGTAACTTCGTGTCTAAGATTGTAGTATCCCTTGGTGAGGTTAGCAACCAGTGGTGCACCACCAATGGGATTGAGAGTGTACCTATGGTCCTGGGTGGTCGGATTGTAATATCTGTAAAGAGGTGCACCTTTCTCTCCTTCACCAAGGGCACTAATGATGTTGTTACTTTCACGGTAAACGTAAACAAGAACATCATCCCTTGCTCCCATACCAGCAGCATCCATCGTGCTCTTTTCACCAGCAGGATCTGTAGTGAGCATAGTGTCTACTGTGCTGCTGCTATATGAAATAAACAGCGGATCAGAATTGGGTTGCTCCTCTACGTGTGCATAGAATGCAACTTTTGTATCGCTATACCCTGGCGGTGGTGACTCAGACAGAGAATACAGATGATTAGATGCATTTACGTGCTCCCAGATAGGCACACGGAGAGGCACGCAGTTACGGACACAGACCTTATTATAGAGTCCGTACTGGCTTTTACTGGAGAAGGTATCACAGTCCGCTTGTGGGGGTTTCCAAGCACCTCCTGCGTAGGGTCTGAAGATGCAATCGATATGATCCTTGATGCACTGTTTGAAATCAAACTCTTCCTTACAGTTGATGGAAGAGTTGTACTCACCAAAGTCATTGGTACACACAGAACCAGACGTGGGTTCCTTGGCATTAGGGAAACTGAACTGCACCTTAGAGGGTACCTGCCCAGGATCAATACCAAGACCCACCAGACTATCTAAGATACCAGAGAAGTCATACTCGATTGGTTGTGCGGTGGGTACATCATCGTCTTCGGGCACAAAGTTCCGAATGGTTTGAGGTGCCTGAGACGGATAGCACTGCCCCAGGAGATTCTCGATCACCTGGTTGACAGTCTTCTGTGCAGGAGTCGAACCATCAGATCCTGTGTTTACTGGACCCCCACCAGATGCAACCTCCTGCTGTCCAGCATTGGGGTCATCCGTGGGGTCACAGTTTTGTTGAAACCAACCGTTATCACCACCTGCCATAGTATCTTAAAGAGTTTCTTTTTATTTATTCAGGTGCCTTTGATGGTACATAGGGATCGCGTGAGCGATTCTTGATAACAATGAAGGCATCATTATTATACTTGCGGGTACCTTTAAGAGGTGCCCACTTGGTACCTGCACCATCAATCCCATAGACTGAGGTGCCACCAATTTCTACAACAACATCATCATAACAATCCCATCCAAGTTCTGCAATGGTGTCTGCAAGTTGTTTATGAACTGTTTTCATCACTGCTGCTGCTTTTCTTTTTGTAATTAAAGTGTCATCCATAACGTGTTCTTCGGGTTCAAAGTTGCCGTGCATAAAAAAAAGGGAGCAGTTAACTCCCTTATATATTAACATCCAGGAAGACGAGATGCGACTGTCTCCACATTCACGTATTTCTCAAGTGCCTTACGAGTCTTCTCAGTAACAATCTGCTTACGCTTTTGACCCTTAACATACAGATCGAAGCAGTAAAGAACCCAAGGTACCGTGCAATCCATATTATCATTGCCGACGTATTTGGTGTTCTTGTTTGGGAAGATAACACCCTCGTTCTTACGCCACTCCTGAACAATGTGAGAGACACCATCCATCTCTGCTTCCATATTGTTCATTGCCATCCGATCCAGTTGAGCGAATGCCTTATTCAAGAGATCGTTCTGGGTACCATACTTCTTGATGGCAAGCAGTGCAGCACAGATCAAGTGCTGATCCCAATGCATAGAGTTGCTCATAAAGTTATCGAGATGCTTGATCTCTTCCAAGAAAATTCCGACCTGCCCAACCAATTCAGTACCCTTAGGAGCAATTTGAACTTCCCAGGTATCGGGATCATAGGCACAGCACGCCTTATGGAGTGCGGTCAGGATCTGACCTTTGCTCAGTTTATTGGACTTGGGTTGGTAACGGTACATACCAGAGAGGATACCGTAAAGTTTCTCCTGGTTTTTCTCAGTTGCATCAGGAGAGTCAAAAGTATTGTAGGAAGTCTGGATACGAAGGCAGGAGTCGTAAGAGAACTCAATGTAGAAAACTTCCTTCGGGATCGCATCAGATCCACCTTCTGCCCAGTTCTTTGCACGGGTGTTGGAGTCAAGACGCCAACGCTGACCTGCCTTATACTTTTTACCAAAGATCTCATCGTCCTTGGTGAGTTTGGCAATGAACACCACCCAGTGTTCGGGCATCAGGCGTGCCAGGTGAGCGCGAGCACGCTTCAAACGTGCCAGAGTATCGCGTTGACAGAACACCTCATCAAGTTGAGAATATTCTTCATAGTTCATCCAACCAGAGGTAAGAACGTTGGATTCACGGGTAGGCATAAACGGCACAATGGTACCGTCTGCACGAAATACAGTAGTCGTAGTCATAGTTTTTTCGGTTGCGTATAGAGAGACTCAGGTGCCTCCCTTTGACTCTCCCAATATACACAAAAAAAGGACCCCTGTCAAGGAGTCCTTACTTGGATTGTTAGGAAACCAACATCAACCGATTGCAGGTGCCTTGAGTGCCACAGGGGTGGATTCAACAGATGCCAGGTCCAGAGGGAAGTTGTGAGCGTTGCGCTCGTGCATCACCTCAAAACCGAGATTAGCACGGTTGAGAATGTCTGCCCAAGTGTTGATCACACGGTTCTCGTTATCCAGCAGAGACTGGTTGAAGTTGAAACCGTTGAGGTTGAATGCCATTGTGCTAACGCCCAGGGCAGCAAACCAGATACCGACAACAGGCCAAGCAGCAAGGAAAAAGTGTAGTGAACGAGAGTTGTTGAACGAAGCATACTGGAAGATCAGACGACCAAAGTAACCGTGTGCAGCAACAATGTTGTACGTTTCTTCTTCTTGACCAAACTTGTAACCATAGTTCTGGGACTCAGTTTCGGTGGTTTCACGAACCAGCGAAGAGGTAACCAACGAACCGTGCATTGCACTGAACAGAGAACCGCCAAACACACCAGCAACGCCGAGCATATGGAACGGATGCATCAGAATGTTGTGCTCTGCTTGGAAGACAAGCATATAGTTGAAGGTACCAGAGATACCAAGAGGCATAGCGTCAGAGAAAGAACCTTGACCAAAGGGGTAGACAAGGAACACTGCAGATGCTGCAGCGACAGGTGCGCTGTAGGCAACGCAGATCCAGGGGCGCATACCCAGGCGGTAGGAGAGTTCCCACTCACGACCCATATAAGCGTAGATACCAATCAGGAAGTGGAAGACTACCAGTTGGAAAGGACCACCATTGTACAACCACTCGTCAAGCGATGCGGCTTCCCAGATGGGATAGAAGTGAAGTCCAATAGCGTTAGAGGAAGGAACAACAGCACCAGAGATAATGTTGTTACCCCACATAAGAGAACCCGAAACAGGTTCGCGGATGCCATCAATGTCCACAGGGGGAGCACCGATGAAGGCGATGATGAAACACGTTGCTGCAGCGAGCAGCGTAGGAATCATCAGGACGCCGAACCAACCGACATACAGACGGTTGTTGGTGGAGGTGACCCAGGAACAAAACTCCTCCCAGGTAGATGCGCCTTGTTGGCGCGAAAGTGTTGCAGTCATCGTTAATGTACTTGAAGTAAGACCATCAGGGAAATGGTGGAGTTACTATTCCTCCCCACCCTCAGGGGAGGTATGAGAGACGTGATTTAGTCACCCTATAGGTCTCGGTTTGGGGTGAGATCTTCGGGATGAGAAACGGTTAAGTTTCGTAACCCGTTGATGTATTTATATTAAGGGAAAACCGAACCTTTGTCAAGCGGGATAGTCCCAGGATGTGACACTTCCTGAATTGTGTGTCCCCCAGGTGCCTGAGTGGTACAGGTACGGTACGGTCCTGACCTTGCAGGATTCCCCAGTACAGATCAAGTCATCCACGATCCTCCAGGATTCCATAACCTCATCAGCGTGAACGAAGTGACTCTGATCCCCGTTGATAGCATCATACAAAAGTTTCTCATACCCATCGATGGATCTATCTTCAGGATAGTTGTGTGTGAGGGTAGCAGTCTCAACATCATTTTTGAATCCAGGTGCCTTCATATCCAGACGAATGTCTAGGTGAGGACGTGGTTGCAAACGCATAACAATACGATCATTATACTCGTGACCTTCAAACAGTTGTTGTGGTGGTGCCTTCAGTTTGATCACAACCTCAACACACTGATAAGGCATCCGTTTGCCAGTCATAAAGTTGAAAGGAACTCCCTCCCAACGCCAGTTGTCGATGTACATATCGCCACAGGCATAAGTTGGAGTCTGACTATTGTCATCAACTCCTTCCTCGTCACGGTACCCTATGTACTGACCGAGAATAAGTTTCTTACCCAGGCGAGTTGCAGCGAGAACCTTAGACTTCTCCCTACGAATCTCCCTGGCATCCATCCTACAAGGCGCTTCCATAGCGATCAATGCTAGGACTTGAAGGACGTGGTTCTGTAGCATATCTCTGACCACACCAGCAGTCTCATAGTATTGTGAACGACCTTCACATCCTATGGTCTCAGTGGCAAAGATCTGAACTTCCTCTACGTAGTTCCTGTTCCAAAGTGGTTCCAGTAGAATATTGCTAAAGCGGGTGGCAAGGATATTATTAACAGTATCTTTGCCGAGATAATGGTCAATGCGATATACTTGTTTCTCGCGTAGATGTCGAGCCACCACAGATGATAGATTATCAGCAGATTTATAATCGTATCCAAAGGGTTTCTCGATAACCACGCGGGAGTGATCTGGGTCATCCAGTCTCCCACTTTCTTTAAGATTGGCAATCGCATTAGCATACCTCTCTGGTGGCACGGATAAAAAATACGTATTGTCGTGTAGGTAATAAGGAAGAAGAGAAAGAGTATCATCATTGGCCAGATCAACACAGGTGTAATCAAGTTGTTGTAAGAACTCTTGAGGGTATTCTCCTAGAGTCTTCTTCCATTCGGATGCAGTTGGTGAACGTCTAGCAGCACCAGTAATTAAAAAATTCTCTGGCAAAAAATTCTTCTGCCAGAGTTTGTATAGTGCAGGGATTAGTTTCTTCTTACAAAGGTCTCCCGTTGCTCCGAAGATAACAATCCCTTTAGTGAGCGGTACCATTTCCGTCATAGTCGTCTGAGTCATAGTAGTCATTCTCACCCTTATAGGCTCCAAAGAACAGGGTGGCACATAAAAAGGGTATTGCTGCCCAAAGTAAGACATTCCCTAGTAGGTGTTCCATTGTACTATCTATGGTTGTGATTTATCATTTAGGTTTTTTAACTGGCCAAGTTAATTCTAACGTAATTGTCAGGAGAACAACGAAAGAGAATATAAAGATTGAAGTCATCGCACGTCGTGACCTCCGAACATTGCTCTCATACCATTTAGAACCTTGGCAGTGAAAGCACCCAGACGGCGCGACTCAAAGCGCGAATACAAAGCACTACTGATAACAGGAGCGGGTACGCCAAGATCCACAGCAGCGTGAACCGTCCAACGACCCTCACCAGAGTCTGATACTCCCCCATCGAATTTGCTAAGCTCTCTATCGTGCCGTAGAACATCAGCGGTAAGATCGAGTAACCAACTGCCAACCACGCTACCACGACGCCAACACTCAGCCACCTTAGACACGTCAATGTCATAACAATAATCTTCTGGACAGTCCATTGGAGCGACCTCAGCATCTCCTTCTTTGACATACTTAGCACCTGCATTTGCTTCGTGAAGAATGTTAAACCCTTCTGCGTATGCTTGCATAATGCCATACTCTACGCCATTATGCACCATCTTTACAAAGTGACCTGCACCAGGTCCACCACAGTGCATCCAACCAAACTCTTCAGGGTATAGAACATACCCATCACGACCTGGGAGACGTTCGGCGGCATCAATTCCTGGGGCGAGTGCATCAAAGATTGGACGACAAGTGGCGACCGCAGTATTTCCACCACCAACCATAAGACAGTATCCACGATCCAGACCGTAAACACCACCGCTAGTACCGCAGTCAATATACGCGATACCAAGTTTTGCAAGGCGCTCTGCTCTTTTCCGACTGTCCTTAAAATTGCTATTGCCATTATCAATAATAATATCTCCTTCACTACAATATCGTAGTAACTCATTGAGTGTCTCCTCTACAGTTTCTGCTGGTACCACCATCATAAAGACGCCAGGTTGATATACAGTCTCATCTGACTTCTCGCCATAAATTGATGTTCCTTGGTGTACTACTTGAACAAGGCTTTGTATAGAAGTGGTAAATCCACTGAGATAACCCGCTTCATATTGTGCAGCAGCTTTTTCATAGTTGTTACGGTAACCCCATACTTCGTGACCTGCTTTAATAAGACGACGGGACATACCTTCTCCCATTCGTCCAAGTCCAATCATTCCTACTTTCATTTTCCTTCGTTAATAAAATATTCAGGTAAGGGACATCCCTTGAAATCGTTTATCTCATCGACTGCTAAGACAAACATTACTGCGGATCCGAGACAAAAAGCAAACAGCATTTGAGGGAAGTTGTAATTACAATCATTTGCTGTTGGATCTTCGGGTTCATCATCGTGAGGAAATCGCATTTTCATACGATCATCTCCATTGCTTTTAGTAATTCGTTGCTGTGTGTTAGTTCATCATTCAAGATCTCAAGGATTTTTTCATCTGGACCTTTGTCTGCAAGATACTTAGCATATGTAGTTGCAGCGTGGACCTCTACTTCGTAGGACAGATGGTAAGCAGCACGAGGAGCCACCCAATAATAAACCACGTTGACCCAATAATAGATAAGGACGAGGTGTTTGGCAACAAAGCGATCCACCCAATGAGCATTACCGCCCCTACTCTCCATATATTCCAGATGTTCTGTTTCATTTACAGACTGTGCAAAGTGTTCCTTCATCAAATAAAGATGTTCTGGTCCACGTAAACCCATACTTTCTCTGAAGTGTAACACACTCAAGAATGCAAAATAAGGTGCCCGAGCAATTTCCTCAAGCACCCAAAAACGTGGATAATCTCTTCCCCTATAGAGGAAGTCTAAGATTGCAACAGTGATGTCCAAAACAACAGTGTTGAACTTTTTCATTATAGGTCGTCTGTAAAATCGTAGGTCATTTGACCGTACCAATGTTCATCATCTTCCCAAGTCGAAGGTTCTGAGAACAGTTCATCCATCTTAATCTTGAAGATCCTTTCTTTAAGAATTTCGATGTCTTCTTCACTCATTGGTACACACCCTATCTAGATTAGTTTGCTTGATTGTTACAGTTAGTTTGTCACCAGTTCAAGATATTTCTCGAATGCTTCTTCGATCCCGTTTGTAGTCGGGTTACCTTGACTTACCCAGTCGTGACAAAACTCGTAGAGATGTTTCGTTGTCTTGAGTTTGAAATGCTTTTTGAGTTTGAGGAATGCTTCTGCCCTGAGAAGCATTCGTTCATCACTGTAGCGCCAGTCTTCAGTCATCTAATACTGCACGAACTTCTCTTGGATTATACACCATACTCTGAGAAAGTCTACACAGTTCTAGATAAAATTCTACCTTGACTTTAGACAGGTCTCGATATTTGTTGAGAGTCATCCAAGATCCGCTAGCATCCTGGCATTGCAATTTGTATCGCATCACTATGTTCCGTGTTACCAGTATTTAGAAAAAAAGGGTGACCGAAGTCACCCCAATGTTATCTTGTTAGCATATTGTCTTGCGTATATAGTTCGATAACCGTGGACACCCCATCCCAACCAACGATATGATTTCTTCATATACCAATCAATAGACTGACCAGAAGTCTTCATTGAAGGAAGGATGTCTTGCCACTGTTTTTCGTTAACAAGATAACGAAGTTGTGTACCGAGAGTGGAAGGGTCTCCACCATACTTGCTAGCAAAGGTACCAAGACCATTGTAACGTCTGATAGAGGTCCACTGAATGAGACCATAACCACCCGAACGGCAGTTTAGATAAGAAACTCGGGCACCACCTTCACAAATGTTGGGGTGGAAGTTGCTCTCTTGTTTGATGTTACCAAGAACAACTGACAAAGCATTCTTATCCTTAATGCCTTGGTCTTGCATAAACGAAAGAGTTGTTTTCTCATTCGCGTTGCAAGTCTCGCAAACATACCGTGCTGCATCTGCTGCAGGTGCGGTTGCCAGACAACCAAGGACTAAAAGGGATTTGATCATAAACTAAATTGAATTCAACTTTCATCACCTGATTGGGTGAGTAAAGCGGCACTGACAAATGTACCAATAAGAATTAAAAACAATGTTAGTATGTACATTTCAGTGCCGCAATGGGTAAGTATTTATACCTTACCAGATACTAGGAGGTGGATTAGGGTATGATTGGGGACAGGACCGCCCAACTAAAAAGAGAAGTTACGGTTCCAAACAATAAGGTGGTCGTGGTGAAGTTCATTGGAGTCATTCATCAGAGGACATACTATATAGCATCGGTTTTGTATCACGTTGATACAAAACGTATCGGTTATTACCCTTTAGGATGTTTTGTCAGAGGATCACCAAATACCAGGGATGAGTTGTCCAGTAACAGCGTAGGATCCCATTGCTGCTACGACTCCGAGCATTGCTGCCCAACCATTAATGCGTTCTGCGTTTTCGTTCATCGTTGTTCTCCATAAGTGGTCAGGTAACCCAATACGGTATCTGGGTCACTAATTTCATAGGGGTCAACAGGGCAGTTACCCACCTTGCCAGGTTCTTCAAACAGTTGTTCGATCACCCCGTCGTTAACAACCATAGCATAGCGCCAGGATCGGAACCCGAAACCAAGGTTCGCTTTGTTAACTGACATACCCATTGCGTAGGTAAATTCACCGCTACCATCAGCAATAGGTTTCACATTTTCAATACCCTGGTCCTTGAACCAGGCATTCATAACGAACGAATCATTAACACTGAGGCAATAAACCTCATCAATGCCGTTCTCTTTGAACTCTTCATACTTCTCTTCATAACCAGGGAGTTGGTAGTTAGAGCAAGTAGGAGTGAATGCACCAGGGAGTGCAAACACAATCACACGCTTACCTGCAAAGAGGTCTCCAGAGGAGGTGTGAACCCAATCACCGTTCTCACGGGAGTGGAAGGTAACTTCAGGTACTCTAAGTGCCATAGTAAATCAATAAGTTTCAGAAAGTTTTTCGACAGAAATGCTCAGCAAGATAAAGAAGGTGATTGCTGTAACGGTCCAGAATAATTCTACCATCACATTACGCCGAAGAAGAGTTTACCAGTAAAGGCATAGGAAATCAAGGCTGCCACAAAACCCATCATTGCGGTGCGACCATTCAGACGTTCTGCACGCTCAGCATACGGTTCGTAACCATAGCGTTCCATTGCTTCTTTGGTCATATACATTGTAGGTTCTTTGGCAAACAGATTCATTTGCCCCCACTCGTTCTTGGTAACGGTCATCGTGTTGTGTAACAAAATACTACAAAACTATATAGTAAATATTAAGAGTTGTCAAGAATCGAATGTAATGACATCCTGACCGACCGTACCAAAGACATCAACGGGACCACCAGCAACGGGATAAGGATGCTCGTCGTGGTGAGACTGGTTCAGGTTGAAACTCACATACTCTTCGGGGAGTTGTGACTTTGCCTGACGGTACATCGTGTCAAGACCTTGATAGTGACGCCAGATAGCCCCCTCTTCCTGCTGGTCCAGATCTACCTTGAGTGCCTCTTGTACGGCACGAGAGGCAGCGTCTCGTGCTGCCTTCAGAGCGTTAACGTAATCAGTCATAAGTTGCGTTGAGAATACCTTTAGAAATCTTGTGCGACTCCCACATAGAAGTCATCTCCAGCATCTTCATCAGAGGATTTTTCTTGCTGGGTTTGGAGAATGCACCTTCTTCGCAAGCGAAGTAGTTGCACATATGGATGACATACTCATCTGGAAGTTGTTCCAGGTACATCATCATATCTGCCTTAATGGCAGGAAAGTCTGCTTGTGCCATAGGGCACCGCTTGTGTAGGGGTTTTGCTTTAAGTGCGCTTGACATCATCCTTTACATAACAGGGCACGGTGTCTGGGTCCAACCACTTAGTGTACTCAAAGTCCTCCATCGCAGTCAGAAGTTGCATCTGATTATCGAGAAGGTACATATCGCTATACCGTTTGGTATAAGGATCTGCTTTCTGGATACGGTAGTCGGGGTTACCATTCAGTTCAATGGTACCACACTGGACGTACCGATAGGGGAAACGCTCAAGAAGAACAGTGGGTTTCATAGTATTGTCTCCAGGACTCCTAAAGTATAGCATAAAAAAAGGACCCCGTGGGGTCCTTAGACAGTTCAAGTTTTGGCTCCACCAGGACTAGGTGCTATGCAGTACCAAATCCGATATCAGAAGCGAGATGGTCGAGGAAGACTTCGTAATCCTCGTCTGGATCTCCATAAAAACGGACACCCACTGTCTCGTACCAACGGAACAATCGATTGAATAGAGAAGGATTTTCTCGATCAAGTGCAATGTCTCCGTTAACGACTGACCTGAGATAGGTATAGTCGGACTTACTGATAGGCATAAGAATACCTCACTTCTAGACTGTAGATTAAATCCCTTGCGGGAACGGGTCAGGTTGGACTCGAACCAACGACCGATCGCTTAGAAGGCGATTGCTCTCTTCCACTGAGCTACTGACCCAGTGGATTCTATGTTGTCATAAGTAAGCGGATTTTAATTGCAGTTACCTCTGCAGAAGCGTGATCATCTTTTGAAATGTAATCGTGTAGACGGTCAATCATAATTGAAAGTGTCTTCTCAAAATACTCTTGGTCATCAGAAACATCCTGATTCCAATCGTTCATTGGTGATCCCCCTTGCTTCAACTCGCTAATTATATATGCAAGTGGAAGAGAAAGTCAAGAGGGAAAATAGTCCTTGCGATAGTACCGACCTAGGATATTACTGTTGTAATAAGCAGGGGTACCATCCGCAAGTGCTTTGGTTAGAACGTCGTGAAGAAAAAGTTGTCTTGTCTCTTCGTAATTTGTTTTTCCTGGTGTTAGGTGGAAGGAGAGGATTTCTCTAGTAAAAGCGTTCCGTCCAAACTTCTTAACATCTGCCGAAAGCTCTGGACAAGATCCATAGTAGTTACGCCAGTTGCTTTCAGATGTAACTCGTCGCCGTTTTCTAGTTTGATCTGTAGATCTAGGCTTTCGTTTTTGCCAGAAATACTTTCTTCCGATGTACGAACGGTTAGTGGTGCTACAGGTAATCTTGTAAACAAAACCATAGTAGTCCCCAATATCGCTCCCGTCAAAAGGGGAGCCCATATAGATCCAGGGATTTTCATATTCATTAATCGGGGTCTCCATCGTCATCATTACTATACACTATACGCCCGACTGTGATTGCGGGTTCTTGTGTGTATTTAGAGATATCAGAGTAGATCTCAGATTCAATCTCATTGACTAAACCTTTGAGTTCATTCAACATCAACTTTAGTTTAGACCTGTCCATCGAGACCCTCCTGAAGTTTCTCCCAATCTTTGTTGAAGATATCCAAACCTTCTCTAGTGAGAACGTGGTCATACATCTTCCAGAATACAGGGACTGGTAGGGTAACTACGTCAGCACCGTAAAGAAAACATCTGGATACGTGATGGACATCTCTGAGAGATGCTGCGAGAACTTGTGTCTCTACGGAATGAACCTTGTAAGTACCACTAATAGCACGTACAAGCTCAACACCACTAAAACTGTTGTCATTACATCTTCCCACAAAAGGTGAGACATATGTTGCACCTGCTTTCGCTGCCATAATAGCTTGTGCAACAGAGAAAATCAAAGTCACATTTGTTTTGATTCCATCAGCTGATAGATCAGAACAGGCAAGTAGTCCTTCTACATTACAAGGAAGTTTGATGGTAACGTTTGGTGCTATTTGGTAGTATTGAACTGCCATATCTAGCATCTCATCTGCAGTATCACCCACTACTTCTGCAGATATTGAAGCACCCCAAGAGAACATCTCAGAGAACTTGTAGATAATGTCCAGCGGATCCTTGCCTGCTTTGAGCATCAAGGAAGGGTTGGTCGTAATTCCATCAACAAGACCTGTATCGATAGCAGGCTTTGCCAATTCAGGATCGGAACAGTCGAGAAAAATCTTCATCGTTCAGTCTCCTATAGTTAAAAGTATTTAGTACAAAAAAATGAGCACCTAAGTGCTCATATCTTTTTGTTATAAACTGGGTTGAAGGTTAGAGATTTTTCTAACCACTCACGGTAGTGAATACAATAGCAGGACCAGTATGGTACCCCTCGGTATTTGAGATTGTAACACGCTGGTTCCCTGCTATCTCTATCCATATCATCATAGTGATATCGATAGTCCATTTATCACTTGTTGTAAGTGTGACCGCGATAGCAGAAAGTTCCGTGAACTTCATTGACAGTGCCCGACTTACACTCAAACTTAACACCACGATATGCAGTGTGAGAGATTTGAGCATCGTGAAGGGAAGATGCCTTTTCGATCTGCTTCTTGATAAGAGATAAGGTGTTCATAATAGACTCCTGAAATACTAGGGTGAATTAACTCCCGTTCCTTCAGTCGTTTGCGTCCCAACGGCATTCTGGGACAGATTCCTTTACGGTCTCTACCAGTTCTACCAACACTGCGGGAGGTAGATTTCGATTTGTACTGATCTTTAGCATTAATGCTTCAGCATCAGCACAAGTCATTGATGCATATAGAAGTAAATCTAACATTGGGATGAACGCTCCGTTCCGCGACTTACTTGCGTCCACCGAAGTGGATGAACGTAAATAGGGGATTGCTCCCCCACTTTATTTATGCTTTCGGAGACGTTTTTTAGTACCCCTACGCTTCTTAGAATCATATCTTAACTCTTTTTTAAGAGAGGCAAGGAATCTAAGGTGCTTGCGGGTCTCGTCTCTTTCAGACTTAGGAATCATAGCACTAAAGAGAGAATCCTGCAAACGTGTCAGCGGTAACATCCTGCTTGATAGCACCCACAACATAGGACTCGATCTCAGTCTCTTGAGGAGCGTTCTGCTGACCCTTAGAGTTCAACCAATGCTCTGTCCAGGGAAGAGGGTTGCTCTTGGCAGGGATGTCATAGATAGGATCAAAACCAACTGCCTTCAGACGACGGTTAGCAATCCATTCCACATAACGACCCAGCAATTTAGCGTTGAGACCGATCATAGAACCGTTCTCGAACAGGTACTCTGCCCACTGCTTCTCTTCATCAACACACATACGGAACATCTCAATGACGTTCTCTTTCTCTTCCTCCATAATCTCAGACATCACAGGATCATCACCTGCTGCCCACTTGTTCAGAATGTTCTGTGTGAGTACAAGGTGTTGTGATTCATCTCTCGCAATAAGAGAAATGATTTTTGCCGATCCTTCCATAAGCTTAAGTTCGCCAAAAGCAAACGAGCACGCGAAGGAGACATAGAACCTAATTCCTTCCAGGATGTTAACATTAACTACTGCTCGGTAAAGTTTACGTTTGAGTTCGCGAAGTTCTTCTTCTGCAACAGGAACACCCTCAAGATTGTGCTTCCACATAGGACCAGATCCCCACTGCTGTGCAGCGTTGATGAACTCGTCGTATGCTGCAGTCACAGACTGTGCACGTTTGATGATGTTCTCGTTGTCCAGAATGGTGTCAAAGACTTCTTCTGGATTACTGTAGACGTTCTTGATGATGTGCGTATAGGACTTGCTATGGATCATCTCAAAGAACTCCCAAGCAATCATAGCAGATTCCAACTCAGGTAGTGAGCACCAAGGGATAAAAGCAAGCCCAGGACCACGCCCTTGTACGGAGTCAAGGAGGATCTGGTACCGTAGATTGCTTGTAAAGATGTGCTTCTGGGTTTCATTCAGTGTTTGATAATCACTACGATCCTTCTGGAGAGAAACCTCTTCAGGTCTCCAGAAGTACCCCAGTTGCTGCGTCGTCAGTTTATCAAAGACGGGATACTTAGATCCATCGTATCTCTGGACCCCCAGAGGGGGTCCGAAGAACATTGGAGACTTCTTTGCTTCTACTCTGTTAGGGTTAAATACTGTAGTACCTTTGATGCTGTCGCCGTCGTTGTTCAACTTAAACTTTGCAACTGTCACAATCTTCCTCCTTAGCGTTTGCGATTTCGTTTAGTAGTTTTTCTAGGCGTTCTGCCTCATTATCATTCTTACCATCATATGTATTTTGATAGTAAGAAGTCTTCCAACCGTACTTGTACGTAGTAAGCAAATCATTTGCCATTACAGAGACAGGCACTTCATCGTTGGGATAGTTCTCTGGATTGTAGGACCAGTTACCACTGATTGCTTGATCAAAAAACTTTTGCATCACGGCGGTGACCTTAATATAACCCTCATTAGATATCATATCCCAGAGAAGAGTGTACTTACTCTTGAGATGAGGGTAACCAGGAACAATTTGCTTGAGTGGACCTTTCTTGCTCTTCTTAACGGACAGGTAGTCGCGAGGAGGTTCGATTCCATTGGTAGCGTTTGACACAACGGAACTGCTCTCCGATGGCATCTGTGCGGACAGTGTGCTGTGTCGGAGTCCGTGCTCCAAGATAGACTCTCTAAGACTCTGCCAATCATAGAAGTATGCAGGTGCCACAATTTCGTCAACTTCCTTCTTGTAAGTATCGATGGGAAGGATACCATCAGCGTACTTGGTACGGTTAAATACATCACAAGGACCCTTTTCCTTGGCGAGAGTGTTAGATGCCCTCAGGAGGTGATACTGGAATGCCTCAGAGAGTTTATGGACCTCAGTGTAAGCAGCAGGATCATTATACTTGTGACCAAGTTTAGCAAGGTAGTGTGCCAGACCAATAAAACCAATACCCAAAGAACGACGGGCAAGGGTGCTGCGCTTAGCAGCAGCAACAGGATACTCCTGATAGTCAATCAGTTCTTCGAGACCACGGACAGTAAGGTCACATAGTTCTTCAAGTTCACCCAGGTTACGCATCTTACCAACGTTGATTGCCGACAAAATGCACAATGCAATCTCACCATCTGCATCATCGATATGATTGATGGGATCGGTCGGGAGAGTAATCTCCTGACACAGGTTGGACATATAAACTTTGTCCTTAAAGGAAGAGTGAGTGTTACAGTGATCGATATTCATAATGTAAATACGACCAGTCTCATTCCGCTCCTTCAGAATATCCAGAATCAACTCTTGTGCTGGAATTGCTTTCTGAGGAACATCGGGATCTCCCTCATAGGCACGATATAGATCGTCGAAACCATCAGTACCAAATGCTTCATAAAGACCAGGCACATCGTGAGGTGAGAAGAGAGTGATGTGCTCATTGTTAATGAATCGCTCATAGAAGATTTTAGAAATCTGAATAGAGTAATCCAGTTTTCTCACACGGTTATCTTCAGTACCTTTGTTGTTCTTGAGGACGATGATGTCCTCTATTTCTTGATGCCAGATAGGAAAGTGAACTGTAGCAGAACCACCTCGGATGCCGTTTTGTGTGCAGCATCGTACAGTTGATTCAAACTTTTTAAGGAAGGGGACCACACCTGTGTGTTGTACCTCTCCATCTCGGATCTTGCTGTTGATACCACGGATTCTGCCTGCGTTAATGCCGATTCCAGCACGTTGTGCGACGTATTTACCAATAGCCATATCAGAGCTAAAGATAGAATCGAGGGTGTCATCAACATCAACGAGAACACAAGATGCAAATTGGCGCAGTGGTGTTCTGACTCCTGCCAAAACTGGTGTTGGGACGTTGATCTTTCCTTTGGAGGTTGCTGTGTAGTAGCGTCGTACATAGTCGAGTCGTGTTTCCTTAGGGTAACTCTGGAACAGCGTTGCTGCAACCATAATGTACATAAACTGTGGCGTCTCATAGAGAAGACCACTGCTACGATCCTGTACCAGATACTTATCGACAACCTGACGGAGACCTGCATAGGTAAACCCATAGCAGCGTTGGTGATCGATAAAACTATCTAGTTGTTCCCACTCACTATCTTCATATTTATTGAGAATAGACGCATCATATACTCCCAGTTCAACACATCTTTCTACGTGACTCTTGAGAGATGGGTACCCTGAGGTATTCCAGTCTGGGAACACTTGTTTGCGTACAGAAAACAGGAGTAAACGTGCAGCAACGAATTGATAGTTTGGATTATCGAGACTGATCAGGTCACTAGCAGACTTAATCAGGATATCTTGAATTTCAGAAGTCTTAATGCCATCGAAGAACTGAAGGTTGGCATTCATTTCTACTTGTGATTCACTTACGCCTGCGACTCCTTCGCAAGCAAACTCAACCATCTGATGTACCTTGTCAAGGTTGAGAGGTTCGGCAGTTCCGTTCCTTTTAATGACATTCATACTTTCTTCCACTGTGAAAATTTAACTTTGGCTGTGAGACCTTGGTAGGTATTGGATTCTACCAGAGATTGAACATCGTGTCCAGCAAGGACCATATCATTGATGTCCTTTTCTTTAATTGTATTTGGCCAGATGACTACTTTGTAACCTCTGGTGATGGCATTGGAGATTCGAGTTGTGATTTGTTCGTTACGTGGTTCGTTATCAAAAACATAAACAGGATCGCTCCAATTAAACGACCCAATATCAACGTCAGCCCCACACATTGCAACGCAGTTTTCCAAGAAGAGAGAGTCAAACGGTCCCTCCACGATGTAGATACTACGGTCATCTCGTACTCGGTCGAGACCGAAGAGTTTGGGTTTAGTTTCATCAAACAGAATAGTAATGTATCTAAGTTTGGTGTGTGGAGATAGTGATCTACCTTGGATTCCAAACCAGGTACCATCAGGATTTGTCAGAGGAATAATGATCCTTGGCAGATCCTTCTGGAGATTCTCAAACGTTTGCTTTTGTGTGTTAACAAACCTCTTGAACCTTTCAGCATAATAGATATGTTCTAGTTTAGAACCTGTGATTTGCCTCTGTTCAAGATAGATCCGAGCGGGGTGTTCTTTATTTAGCGAGTCAATACTTGGCAGCTTAGTACCAGTATTAAAATTCGGTTTGTTGTGAACTATTTTGGTGAAAGATGGTTCTGCAACTCTGGTATGCTTGCCCGTCAGTCCTTCCTTGTACCGTTCTAGAACGTATTGATCGTATAGATCCCTAGCATTATCCTTTAGGAAATTGGCAAGCGTCCTACCTACACCACAGTTATGACACTTGAAGATAAAGTCACTACCCTTGGTGAAGAAATAACCCCTTGCTTTTGACTTCTGCTTCTGAGAGTCACCGCAATAGGGGCATCTAAAGTTATAGAGGGTTGACTTTTTCTCCGTGAACTTGTCGAGACGACCGCCGACCAGGCGAGCGTACTTGACATTAACGTAACTCATCCTGGTCTGACGATCTCAACTCCTGTTATTGTACTTGTATATGGAGCATCCGTCAATATTTTGACAACAGGTGGTACCACTTGTAATAGTGTCACAATCGTAGCAATTACAGCAGTGGCACCGATGACAAACTTATTATTCTTTTCAACTTTCTTTTCAAGAACACCCATCTTATCATCGATGTTCTTGAACATACGATCATCATACTTCTGATGATCTTTAATCATCTGGACGATAGCATTATTTGCTTTGTCGCCTTCATCGAGTCTGTTCTCGTGACGCTCCAAAACGATAGCAATCTTGTTGCTATTATCTGAGATAGTGGAGACTGCTCGCTCAAGTTTGTCGAGCATCTCTTTACTTAGGTCTTCATAGATACCGAGTTTAGATTCAAGGACCGCTAACTTACCAAGACCAAAAGCCACGACTCAACACCCCTTAGACTGATACTTTTTCTTTGTGCAGAACTTGCGAGGTTTTTTAGTAGTCAGTCCCATCATCGGAGGATCGAACCCCGCAGTGGGTCCATTAGCATCAGCACTACCACTGAAACCACCATCACCAGCACTCATTGTGGGTGCCTCTTCAGGAATAAAATCTTCTTTGCGAGTCTTCATACGCTTAGCGTATTCATAGTAAGACTCACCAGGACGCAGTTTTTTCCAGTCAGAACCGCTGGACTTCTTAGCACTGGTACCACGATCTTCACGAGCACGTTGGTTAGGACCAGGACCACCTAACTTACGGTCCTTGTCAGGATCGGGATGCCAGAAATCGCCACGCTCTAGGATAGTTTCTTCACCCATTGCTTTCTGTTTACGAAGTTTCTTAGGATCCTTAGTCTTGGATGCTCCGTAACCTTCTGGACTATCAGGATCTCGTGCAACTCCGTGTCTTGCACTTCTTTCATAATCAGACATATTTGCACGTCTTCTCTTTGCTTCATCTGGAGAATACTTTCTACCAGTGTTGTGCCATTCCTTACCAACGTGACCTCTCTTCTCAGCATCAGCAGAAGCAGCTCTACGCTCATTCTTCTTGCGATTTGCTTTGAAGTCCTTCAATGTCATTCCTTCATCAACAGTCTTTCTACGACCACCGCTCATCGCTTGATCGTGCTGAACAGGTCTACCAGTTTTTTTCTTGGCAACCGCTCTCTTAGAACCATCAGGATTGATAAAGTCTGAAGGATAGGTTGCTTCAGATACTTCTTCCTTCTTCACAGGAAGGTTCTTCTCTTTGGTCTTAGCAAATTCTCTGACTGCCTTGACGGACATATCCTTCGCGGCATCACGAACTTCGGGAGATGGGTTGTCCATCTCTCCCTTCTGGGTGGCACGTACCATCCCCATAAATCTACGTTGTGCTACAGACTTTGCAGGCATTAGATTTTACTCAATTCTTCTTGAACATATTCGTCAAAATCAATATCAGTGAGCAGTCCTTCCTCAAGTCTATTCAAGAAATAGAGGTAAGTCTTTAGCGCACTCCAGTATTGACTTTCTATCTTAAAGATAAGCAGCGGGATTGCTGCATCACCAAACACATTAAACAATACGATTAGATGATTAATAATGAGATGATTACGTAACACCCCAGTCTTAGCGTACCTTCCAAAAAGGCGCTTCAGATATTTGAAGCGCATCATATCTTCTTGGAAGTCTTCGTATGTTACTGACTGGGGGTTATCATAATGTTTCATTGCGAACAACATAAAATTGTCCGCATTGAGCACCGTAAAAATCATAATATATTAGCAAGTTATCAAGTGCCGAAGGTCAGAACTGCGCTGTCGGAGATAACTTCTTCTGCACCAGCGGTGCTTGTCAGTTTCACACGATACTTGTAACCGTCTTCGGATGCGGTCAGACCAGTCAGTGCCAGAGATGCACTGGTTGCACCACTGATGTTGCTCCAGCGGGTACCAGTTGCAGTTTGGCGCTGCCACTGATAGACCACGGTACCAACGTCTGCAGTTGCGGTAACCGAGAAGGTTGCTGCACCAGATGCAGAAGTCTGTGCTGTGGGTTGTGCACTGATGGTGATTGCCGATGCCACGTCTGCTGCGATGGTGTCGTCAGACAGAGTTTCGTTAGCATTGGTATCGGGGTTGCTGAGGACCATCAGGTGCTCTGCCTTGTGACGTGTCTTACCAGATGCGTCAGTATATGTGCGATATGCCCACCAACCAGGGGAAGTGAGACCACGCTCTTTGTTCTCGCTCAGACCTGCTTCGGTCGCATCAACGAAAACGATTGTTTCGGTGGAAGAACCACTGCCGTTTCCACGGGTGGCTGCCACTTTGGTTTGGTTTGCTACTGCGTCAGTTCTCCCGTAAAGAGACATTGTTTCTTACTCCAGTTAATTGCCTATTAGTTATTTATAAAAAAGGGAGGTGTTACCCTCCCCCTTCTATCACTCTTCGTCCCTTGCCTTGATTGCTTTCTCAACCACTGCAAGTAGTTGGTCGTCCATATCGGTCTTCGTTAGGGTAACTGCCTTCTTAAGGATCACCAAGCAAAGTTCGATAAGTTTTTCGCCAAGTTCCTCATTATCAGGGATGTTTGATACAGCATCCTTTACAATTTTGGATGCTAGGGGAAGCAGAAATGCCAACATAATTAACCTCAGGATAGAAACTCTATCCTATATAGGCTAGTGGTTGTGAGATTCTGCAACTACAACTTCAAGATCCTCAACAGCAACGTGCTCAAAGATCCGACCTACTTCGTCTACGATGTCGTAGTGAGTCACTCTATGAGTGATATCGCCTTGGGGTTCTGCCATTTCCTCAAGGGTGTGACGCTCGGGAATAGTGGTGCACAGACCATAGTCAGCGTGCTCAACATACTTAGCACAGATGTGAGTCTTCTTACCCATCGCCTTAGCAACTGTCTTGCGACGGTTCAGCAGGTACTTGTCAGACTTATCGTGGTCACCGTCGTTGTCGATGTCCTTGTCCTCTTTCCCCACGGGATCAAGTTTTTTTGCTGCTTCCTTCAGAGTTTCCAACTCCATTTGGAGCAGTTGGCGGATGGATTCTTTCATTAGATCAGATTTCTTAGGGTTGATGATAACTTTGGTTTTCTTTTCAATTAAGTCCATAATCACTTACCAAAATTAGGAAACGCTTTATTGAAGACTTCAGAAGCTTCCTTGTGCTTACCTTGCTTAGTCAATTCTTTCGACTTAGCAAGTGCTGCAGATTTTGCCTGCTGCTCAGGAGTCTTCTCCTCACCCAGACGGCGAGCAACTTTGTCGCTACCTCTGGATACTGCACGGGCAGTCTTACCAACTACCTTCTTGATACCACGCTTAATGGCACTGCCTGCACGACGCAAGAGTGACTTTTTCTTGGTACCACTATCACTAGAGGAAGAACCACCAGAGGAAGAGGAGGAAGAACCACCACCGCTGCTGGAACCACCAGAGTAGGAAGAACCAGAAGAGGTTGTGCTAGAGGAGGAAGAACTGCTACTGCTCTTACCACCCGAAGAACGGATCTTATCGAGCAGTGCCTCACCCTTCTTACGAGTTTCAGCGTCCTTGTCGGAACCACTAGACTTTGCAGCGGGTTTAGAATCACCACCAGAAGACTTCGACTTGCTCAGTGCCTCACGCTTTGCCTTGATACGTGCTGCTTGGTAAGAACCAACAGCGTGACCTGCTGCTGAACTTGCAGCACCGATTACTTTCTTAGCACCAGACTTAACTGCTGCCTTAGCACCCGAACCAACTTTCTTAGCACCTTCGCCTGCCTTAGATGCTGCAGACTTTGCTGCTTCACCTGCCTTAGAGGCACCGCTCTTCAGAGCAGAACCAACAGCAGCTGCTGCTTTCTTGACTTTCTGTACGCGAAGGGCACGACGACCTGCTCTAGCGGCAGGAGTCTTTGCTGCTGCCTTAGATGCCTTAACAGCAGAATCGTAATAGTCTTCAGTGAGGAGTTCCATTTCAGCGAAAGTCTCACACGCTTCTTGGAGGAGTTCTTCGCTGTCCAGGTCAACCAGTGCTTCGATGATCAGATCTTGCAGATCCAGATCGGTCAGGGTGTCAAACTCTTCATTGAGTTCATCAACCAGATCCCACATCCACTCTTCGGATTCCTTGACGCAGTTAGGAACTTCCTTACCACCCTTCATCTTGGTACCCTTAGCAACGTAACCATCCCAGCACTTGCCAGCACCAACATTCTTGCGAGCATTCTTCAGACCTTCTGCCAGATCAGGGTGAGGTGCATACAGGGGACCTTCATAGTTACCAGCAAATTCTACATCTTCTTTGTAGTTGCTACGTGCTTTCTCATCACCCATCTTGGCGAAACGCTCATTCTCTTTCTGACGAGCGATAGCAGAGACAATCTTAGAAGACTTGTTCTGTGCATCTTCCTTATTCTTACCCTTGGAGGACAGAGAAGTACGTGCCAGGTTACCAGCACGACGATACATCGCGTTTTCTTTTTTCTTGTCGATGGGTTTGTAACCCTCTTCGACTTCATTCTCTTCTACGTTAAGAGTCTTGGGATAGTTCTTATCCCCAGGCTTAGCAGGATGCTCGCCACGCTCACGCTTAGCGTGAATGTTATCCCAGAGACCTTTCTTCTCCTCCAGGTTCTCTCCAGTTGTTTCTGGTTCAAATGAATTCTTGAGCGCACCTTTGCCGTACTGAGCCGTAATTTGCGCCCTAACCATATCAACTGCCTTCTTCTGCGCTGCACGAGTTGCTGCAGGGTCATACTTCTTTGCTCCTTTGTTAGAGGAAGCACTAGATCCGTAACGCTGATTTCCACCAAGACCGCCTCTTTCCATACGACGGTCTCTCAGGCGGTCTGCCTCTTCTTCTTTAATGACCTCTTCGGTCTTAGGGGAAGCGTCAGATGCTTTTGTACTGATGGAACGTTGGGTTGCTGTTACAGGTCCCTCAGTAGTTTGCTTTTCTTTGACGCTATCAATCTTTCCAGAAGCAGCACTAGGTTTCGCCTTGATAGTTGCCATATTCTTGTTCTCAAGAATGATGTCGGCAATCTCGATGAGTCTGTCAGTCTTCAGTTTAGACTCAATATATTCGTGAATCTCCTTCACATCTTCACAGTTATGTGATGCATACTCAACAACGTATGTCACAGACTGTAGCTCTGCAGGGGAATACTTAAGTAGTTTCGCGGCGTAAATTGGGTCCATCTCTAGGCTTCTTTTTGATAATACTATTTAGACTTACGGAAGTCGCTGAACTTTTTCACCGACTGCCCAGGTGTCATTTCCTGTACTGCTGTACGATATGCATCGGTACCAACCTTCCAAGTGTTACCAGATCCATCGTCTGCAGAATGATGCTTCTCTGCTACCTCATTGAGGTGCTGCAACCAGCAACGGAATCTCCATCCATTCTCATCTTCAAAGATTGCATAGTTAGTTCCTCTATATACAATCTCACCACGAACACCAGTATCGAGGTGCTCTACAAGTGATCCAAGATTGAATACTTCTTTAGAAACGTATGCTTCACGGAGACCTTGCTGGTCAAGTTTGGGAGCAATGCTCCACATTTCTTCTACTTGCTGTTCTTGCTCAACAATACCCATCCCCTTACGAACAGCATTCATCAGGTTTTTTGCCAGTTGCTCGTTACCACCAGGGATACCCTTAGCAAACTCAGCGATGTTACCTTCAGCAGCAAATGCACGCATCTTAGATGCGGACATACCTTCTACTCCTTCGGCATCAGGGTCACGTTCACCTGCGGATTCAACTCTGAGTTCTTCAAAATTGTATGCTGTGCCATTATACTTGTTAAGAAGATTGCTGAACTCAGCAACGCGATCAGAACCGACAACCATAGTAACAGAAGAATATCCCTCTTCATTGATTGCTGATAACACATTAAAAATATTCCCCTTGTCAGATTCATTTACAATAGCATCCTTATGGGAAGGATACATCTGTTTCATATATCCGATCTTTTCCTTGGGTTCAAGGGGGTTCTTCTTAGGATCCACCGAACGGGAGGGATAGATTCTATAGTCACCACCTTCTGCCATCGATGCTACTGTGTCAAGCAGTTTCTCGTGACCGATTGTGGGAGGATTGAAACGACCGAATGTGATGGCAATGGAACCAAGGTCTTGGACACTTGCATTGCCCTCGTCCTCAACAGCACCGTTTTCAGCACTTGCCTGTGCTTGCGCTGCTTCCTCTGGACTGACCGCTACTAGGCGCTGACCGCCCTCAGATTTTGCAACAATGTTACCAGTACGATCAGCGTAGTAACCGTGACCGACGTGTTGCAGACCACGTTTTGCTGCTGCTTCTCCAGCGACTGTACGTGCTTCAGTAATAAAACTAGCGAATCTCATCGTGTTATTCGTTGTTTCCCTTATATATTTATTAACCCCAGTTCTTCTCTACTGTGAAGTTGGCGCGGGAGAACTCCAAGCGGTCAACCAATTTGAGAGCAGAACCAGAGGTGATTGCGACAAATCCTTCAGGTGCAGTGACCCGATAACCGCTATCCGTCTTTATATAGGTACCAATCGACTTGACCTTTTCCAGTTGACGGATGACCAGGGTCTTAGCAGCAATCAAATTCATATAAGAAGCAACAGTCATATAGATTGAACGGTACTGAGTGCGGATGAAACGCACACCGTCTGCCTTGATCTTTTGATACTTTGCTTTAGTGCTTGCTTGTTTCTTGCTAGCGATCTCTTTGTCAAGAGTCTCAGAGTAATACTTCTCAAACCCCTTAGCGACTGCTGCAGCACTGGAGAATGTCAGACCGCGACGAATGAAGGAGTTGAAGTACACCTTGAACATAGCGGACAGGAGGAACTTACCATCTCCAGTCTGCTTAAGGATATCAAGGAAGGCAGATGCTTGCTTGAGAGAACCCTCTGCTCTGTTTACTGCGAGGTTGTACTGTGTTTGCTGTGCCTTGGTAAACTTAGAAGCACCACTGGCATCAGTGAAGTTGGAAGAGAACACAGAGATAGTGTTCACTTTCTTGAATCTGTTGACATTAACACCGAAACTAGCGTTCATATCACGCAGTTCAGGACCACCACTGTAGCGAGTGTGGAATACAATGCCGATATTAGATGCTGCAATCTTCTTACCCATCTCACTCTTCTGGGGGACAGCGTAAGTGATGGTATTTGGTTGGAACATATAGCACGCTTCACCATTTACGGTGGCAGTTTTCACATCACCTTTCGTGAACAGAAGATCTCCCTGCACCACACCAGTAATACCAAGTTTAGGGAGTTCACGAAGACAAGTCTTGAGTTTATTTGCCAGTTCACCACTGTAGAGAAGGTCAACATCCTTATCATTCATACAGATCTTGGGCACCTTGGCGAACACACCCTTGGTACCAACAAAGAAGTCTTTGGTTTCTGGGTGCTGACCACAGATAACAGCAGGTGCACCATCCCACTTGGTAGTAATACGGATACCAGAGTCGGGTTCAGATAGCATCTTGCCAAGTTCACGGAGGAATGCAATAGCGTTCCTGCCGCCGTCCGAACCTTGGTTCAGGATGTCGTCTTCTAGGTGTTCGAGGTGAGTGTTCTGCTTTGCCATATCTGTATTATAGCGCGTGATGGGGTCCTGTCCCCGTATAGTGGACAGTTTACCAGGGGTCCCCTGACATCTTCAGACTGCTGGCAAGTTTCTCAGATTCATACTTGAATCTCATCTTCAGGATCTTCTTCGATCCTGCTTTGACACCAATAGAATCGTTACCAACTTTCTCAAACTGGATCTGCTGAGTCATAATCGCTTCCAGTTTAGGGTTGTTGAGAGGATCTTCCACGTCTGCAGTGAAGGGTGCATTCTTTCCTTTACCAGTTACCTTAACATAGGGAGGGAATAGTTCTGTACTAGCATCGATCCACCCCCTGATGATATACTCTTTACGATCTTTCTGTTGCATCGTAGACAACTTCGCATACATCGCATCTCTACACTTGTTGAGAACATCAGATCCCATCTTATCGGTCTGCATCTGAACTGCCTTTGCTCCTCGGATAGCAGACTTTCTAGCACTAGCAGACTTCGGTAACTTGAAGTTCTTTACAACTTTGTCTACAGCATCTTTATTAAACTTTGCTAGGACAATACCCAGATCTTTTTCTACCGTACCAACACCAGGGTTCTTAAAACCAATATCACCTTTACCAGATGTAGACTTAGCAGAAAGACCTAAGAATCCACCAGAGTTAAACTTAACTAAAACATCAGTTGGGTTCTTTTTCTGGTCAACTTCTGTACCAGTTACTGCCTTAAAAGAAAACCCAGGACGTGCTGTCCAATATACACTTTGAACACCACTATATCCATTTCTTCTTGCCCACTTCAAAAATTCTTCTGCCATTTTAATGGCACGACCAATCTGCTGAGTGCCTTGATCTGCAGTCAGTAGTGCAAGTTTCCTGGTGTACTGTGCCTCAGACGCATCATCAGGAAACTTATTATTGTTGAGAGCATACGCAGTGTAAATCTCATTTACATCTGCCAAGTCTGTATTAGCAGGCATTAGACCAGAATATTTTACCTACTATTTAGATTGATGTGGGACAGGGTAACATTAAAAGCGATGCTGTACCTGTCTTGAGGTACTGGTGACTGATCAATCCAGTGCATAATCCAACTAGGAAATGCAACCAAGAGTCCTGTAACAGGTTTCACAATCATCCTGTGACTGTTCCAGTTATTATCTTCGCGTATTAAATCCCTCGGTACGGTGTACTCTATGACACTATGTGGATTGGCAAGGATCAGGGGAGCAGTATGCTCATCTGCCTCTGGATAAAAAACGAAACTGATCCAGTGATTAGCGTGGATGTGTGGTTCTGTGTTAAAAGCATTCTGTGGTCCAGAACTATTTCGATTGATCCAGAAGTCACTGATTTGAGGATTTGCTTTCTCGGATAGACCGTACAGTTCAGCGAAATGCGGAATCTTACTATTGATATGGTCTGTCAGTTCTGGGATATCTTCTTCCAGTGGACCACTTTGCCACCCGTTCGTATGGTAAGAAGGTCTGCTCTTCTCCATATCAATACAGTATTGGAGAATCTTATCGCAATCTACAGAAAGAACCTCTGTTGCTAAGAAACTAGCAAAAGTGGGTTGCAGGTTCATCAGAATGTACCAGGTTTCTTATAGAGATTCATTGCAAAGCACCTACGATGAAAGTCTGTTCTTGGTACCTCGTGCAACATCTTAGCATCAAAGATCAGTAACTGTCTCTCGGATGGAAAGTATGGACTGTTGCCACCAAATATGATTGGTGCTGCTCCCTCATCAATGCGTATATATCCAACTGCAGCAAAATCTGCTGGGTAGTGATTGTGTGGTTTCACATAATCACCTGGTGTGTAGTCAGCACCCCAGCAGTTCCTCACTTCAAATTCAATGTCAGTAGTGCCGTCATTCAGTCCACCGTAAACTCTACCACCAGCATTGTACACAAGATTAGAAATCATCTTGCAACAAAGTTTTGCATATTCTTCACATAAGGGAAGACTCAAATCCACATCGGTTTGGGTACCTACTATATTAGAGGAGATAGGTTGCCCCTTCCCCTCTAAGATCCAATCATCGATTGCTTTATCTGCTTCAGTGATACATTCCTGTGGAAGAATAAATTCAAACACAGGTTGACCAGCACCAACATAAACAGTCATAACGAATTTTTTACTTGCTCCACAACCTTATCTATAACATCAACATCAATGCCTAAGAATGGTGGGATGATTCCCATCATTCTAAGAAGACCATCAACAAATAGTGCTAGCACAATGAACCCTAAAATCATACTGATAATAGAAGCAGTACGATTATGTTTTGCCATAGCAGCATCAATCATTTGCTGCACTTCTTGTCGATAATCTTCTGGCATTGTTTTAAGTTGTAAAGGTCAGCGGTCGCCTTCTGCTCGCTCTTCAGAGCGTACTACTGTGAACTCACCTTCGGGATATCGTGTGGCAAGTTTTACAGTGTTGCGGAAGATCACTTCTTCAAAACGAAGATTGAGTGCCATACACGCTTGGGCAGCATACCAGAGGATGTCTCCCAGTTCGGTCATCAGATGATCACGAACGTCTTCGTTGTAAGGCTTACCTTGGAATTTGATTTTCTTCACCAGTTCCATAAACTCACCACTCTCTGCCACGAGACCAGAAGCAGCGGTGTCAAGGCGTTCGATCTTACAACCTGCCTTGTGAAGTTCTTGGTAACGCTCCATCAGAGCGTCAAAATCTTTAGAAGGGTCGCTTGTGACGACATCAACGAACTCGATATATTTATCGAGATCAACCTCCATTTTTTGTTCTTGACGCCTTTTAGCATTATCTACTACCTTTTTGGACGAGGGTGTGTTGAAACCCTTAAAGTCCTGAGGCATTGCATCAATCGACATAATTAAACCTTCCAGTCAGTGAACAGTTTGTTTTCGAGAACCTCAACAGGTCCTTCGGGTTGACCAGCATCCACGACTTGCGGCTGCTCGTCACAATCATACAGGCGCATCTTTGCCCTGTCAATACCCACAACGAATCTCTTGTGCATTGTGGGGTCATTGTATCTATTCTTAAGTTGTTTGATCATAATCTGACCCGATGCTTCCAGATCTTCCGAACTGATCAAAGCAAACATAAAGTCTGCAGTAGCAGGAAGACCGAAGGATTCTGAGGTGTCGGTCAGTTCAACGTCGCTGTTACCATACCCACTCCGAGTAGTCTGAGTAGCGGTAATGATAGGCACGTCGCACTCACCAGCAAGACCACGGAGTTCTTCAGCGATTGCTTTAACATAGGTGTACGAGTTTACGATAGCGCCTTTGTAGCGTGAGGATGCACAGATGTTCAGATAGTCAATGTAGATGACATCTGGTACAAAGGACTTTTTGACTGCCAGTTCCTGAAGGAGTGCCTTGAAGTGTCCCTTGTGAGCAGACGCAGTGGGGTACTCCTTGATAACCAAACGACCTTGTGTCTTAAGCGACAGTTTGTGGATCTTGTTATCAAACATCACCTTGGGTAATGTTTCCAGTTGCTGCACACCAACGTTCAAGAGATTAGCGTCGATGCGTTCTGCAATCCTTTCCTCTGCCATCTCCAGCGTGATGTAAAGGACATTGTATCCTGCCATCAGGTGTGATGCTGCACAGTGACACATAAAAAGACTCTTACCAACACCCGTACCTGCCAGGGCAACGTTGAGAGTCTTCTTACAGATACCACCCTTGGTAACCTTGTTCAGCATACTAAGGTCAAATGGGATCCGTTCTTCATCACGATGGTAATACTCATAGCGAGCATCAGCATCAAAGATGTAATCGTGTCCAACTGAGTTATCAAAACTGACAGCAAGTGCATCAGAGAGGATAGATGGAATAGCATCACGTCCTCGCATCTCATCGTTACCCTCAGCAATCTGAATAGATTCGAGGAGAGCATTGTAGATAGCACGATCGCGACACCACTTCTCCGCAGTATCACACAACCACTTAAGGTCGTGTGGTTCATCAGAGGACTCCTGCACAATCTTAGCAGTGTGTGCATACACATCCCCAGTCAAGTCTTTCCGACCTTCAAGTTCAATGCATAGTGCTTCCTTAGATGGAAGTGCATCGTACTCAATAAAGTATTCTGAGAGTTGCTCGTAGATTAATTTATTGGAATAGTCCTCAAAGAACTCAGACTTGATGTGAGGAAGAACTCTGCGCGTGAACCCCTCGTCAAAAAGCATCGATGATACTAAAAGGGATTCAACAGAGTTAGACATAGTGAGTGTACGTGCTGAGGAGATACTTGTCGTTGGAGATGGCAGGTTTCCCGCAGTGTGGATATAACCACAGGGGCGGGAAGATTACCATCCTACCAGTTTTGGGTTTGACTGTAAAGTCATCGAAGAAAACTGTTTCACCGCCTTCTTCGACATCGTTAAGGTACCAGAAGATTGAGAGGAAACGTCGTGCCGAATCATAATCGCCAACATCAACGTGAGTGTCAAACCTATCGTCTGTTCCTGCCTCATACTTCTTGACTCTGAACTGTTCTAATGCAGAGCGTTTAGGAAAACTCTGCCTGCATTGAACATCGTCCATATATTTCTGGACATAATGGGAACCAGACTCAATTAAAGCATTATGGATAAGACCCCAGTCATTTGCTGGGTGCTCAGTAAGATCTGTATGGTCATCCAGGTACTGAGTGATATTAAATTGTTTGAACTTTGGTTTACCACCATTATCAAACTCTTCCAAGATTTGACCTTGGAAGAGTCGAATGACATTCTTACACAGATCTTCAGTGAGTGTGTAATCGTAAACTTGGATAAAGTCTTTAAGATCCATAACCAAATTCCTTTCTTGCAGATTCGTCAAGTGCTTGCATCACTTCGGGGGTGAAGTATCTTTCGGGATTAGCCAGAATAGCAGAAGGATAAACAGAGGATTCACCAACAACGACACGATTCCCCTTACGGGTGAATACTCCGTACTGTTCACCCAATTCCAATAATCCATAATACCTGTCCAGTCCGCGTTCGTCATAGAAAAGACGTGTTGCAACTTTGCTGTTCTCCTTGGTGAATCGAGACTTCTTAGTTTCGCACTTGATGATGTTACCTACAACTTCCTTACCATCCTTCTCTTTAGATTTGGAGAGATAGATGATGGTTGAAGCAGCGTACTTCAATCCCGATCCACCACCCATCTCTTTAGTAGGTACATAAGCACCCACCACATCATATGTATGATTGGTAACAATCATAGGAATATTTGCTTTACCCAGTTTGAGGGTGAGGACTCGGAAGATTGCCTTAACAACTTGTGCTCGTGTCATATCACGAGTCTCCTTACCTGCCTCAGAGTCTTCAATCTCCTTGGTGGTAGAGAGCATACCCAGGGAGTCAAGCACAAACATCAGGGGTTTGCGATCCTCTGGCTTCTGCTCCAAATACTTGTCAGCAATCTTCAGTGCTTGAGTTCGGAATTCCTGTACAGTGGTAACAGGAACAATGATCATACGCTTAGAGTCGATGTTACGACTCTCGATCATATCTTTAGAAAGTGCTGACTCAGACTCAAAATAAATGACTCCAGCGTCAGGATCAGTATCAAGGAAATGACGCACAACAGAGAGAGTAAAAAAAGTCTTCCCTGTGGACGATTCTCCAGCAATAGCGGTGATCTTATTAGAGGGAATACCCCCAAAGATAGATCCACTAACCAAAGCGTTAAAGATATAAGAGCCAGTGTCAACGAAATCTGAAACGTCGCCAGCAGCAACCCCCTCACTAACAACTGAAGCATACTCATTACCGATCTCGGAAATGACTGTGTTTAAGAAACTCATACGAATAGGTCTTCTAGGGTAGCGATTTTCTCTGCCTTCCAGTTGATTGTATCCATAATCACCTGTAGAGGATCGAGAAAACTTTTCTGAAATTGTAGATCGTAATCGATCGACTTGTCAAGTCCAAACTCCTTGGGAAGAGTCTGGAAGAATGAGATCACATTCTCATTGATCTTGTTTGGTTGACGAAGGTACAAGAACTTAATCTTTTCGCCGTCTTGAATGAGGGGATACTTGTGTGTGATCTTGGTTTTCTTTGCGTGAAAATTATATAGCAGAGCACCACGAACGTGGATCGGGGTACCCTTACTATAGATTGTGGCAGGGTTGGAGAACTTTGCAAGGTTGTTGCATCCACGAGGGAATGCAATTTCTTCTGGTGGAAGACTTTCAAACTTCTTACGAAAGTTAGCAACGTACTCCTGAACATCATCTTGGGTACCATTCATAATAACCTTCAGGGCATCCTTAATTGCCGTACGGCAGGATGCTGGTGTGGATGATTTGACTGCTTCGATACCCATCATCTTGAGTTTGGGTTCAGTAAACCTCACACCTTCGATGTCCCAAGCATTGAGGATGTACCTCTTCTTGGCAGTCCAGATGCCTTTGTTCGCGATAGTCTCGCGCTTCATAAACATCTTCTGGTCGTACGCATTAACGTACCGTGCTAGTTCTTTGTACGATTTGTCGATGAATGGTTCGATTCGATCCGTACAGGCTGCATCGAGAAAGTCAACGATCCTCTCCTTCGAAACATCTCGTGAAGCAAATACAGAACGGACAAGTAGATCAAGACAGATATAGATGCTGTCAGTATCACTGGCAATAACATAGTCTTTGTCCTCCGTGTTGAGTAGTTTATTTAGATAGGCATTCATCTTGTTCTCAATCCAACGGATCGATACCTGTCCAGACAGAGTGATTGCCTCAGCATTGGCAAGGTTATAGTACCTAAAATACTGGTTACCAATGGCACCATAGGCACTGTTAAGTTGAATCTTGCGTGCCATCTGGATATTGTTGAATGCACTGATATCATCCTGTAATTTAGGATCACCAGTTTCTTCAAACTTTTTCTTGGCAGCAAGCATCTTGCCCTTGTAGATCTTACGTTCATCGTAGATCTTCTGCATCATCTCAGGGAGAAAACCGTGAATGTCCTTACGATACTGAGCACCGTTAGCACAAACACAAGTATCTCCCTTGATGGTAACCTCCTGGTTTAGGAGTTTATCTACCGAGACACCTGGGAACCTCTCATCCACCAACGTCTCTGGCGAGATGTTGTACTGCATAATGAGGTGAGGGTATAGGGAGTTGAGGTCAAAAGAGACCACCCATTCATACTGCCCAGGAACAGGTTCTTTGACATACGCACCAGCATACTTGTCATCCTTCTTGGACTCCTGTTTCGGTGGAACACAGATCTTACGATCCTTGAGGTAATTATAGATGAGGGTATCCCACATCCGTACCTGAGAGTAGACATCTTCGAAATTGACCTTAGCATCATATGCCATAGTCACTGCAAGTTCTAGTAGTTTCATCTTGTGCTCAAGACGATCCACCAGTTCAACGTCGATGATGTTGTACTCAACGAACTTCTGCCAGTCATTCGTATAGAACTCCTTGAAGTTCTCGAACTCACTGTGATCCAACTTCTGCTGGTTCAGTTCAACAAAAGCAATATGATCCAGTCGATAGGACTCCTGGTTGCTATAAGTGAACTTCTGGTACAGGTCAAGGTAGTCAAGGATGCTGACACCCAAGATGTCATAGGCAAGGTTCTTGCGACCTTTGATGTACACCTCACGCATATTCACCTTGTCCCAAGGGGACAGGGACTTCTGCCACTTCTCACCAAGCACACGCTCAATGCGACGGCAGATATACGGGATGTCATACAGGTTACAGTTCCAACCAGTAACAACATCAGGAGTATTCTCAACCCACCACTTGTGGAAGTCTGCAAGCATCTCCTGCTCAGTCCAGAAGACACGATACTCAGTATCGATTTTTGCCTCCCTGGTACCCCAGGTGATGAACTTACCAGACGACAAGTCTTTAATGGTGATGAGCAGCATCTCCTCTTGACACGCCTCGGTGTCTGGGAAACCGTTCTCACAAGCAACCTCAATGTCAATCGTATAGATCTTCATCTGTTGCAGGTTAAATCGAAGTTGACCAGGGTAGTTTTCACTGATCCACTGGTACACAAATCGTTCATACCCGTGCACTTCAAACCCATCAACGTCCTTGTACTTCTCGATGAATTCACGAGCACGACGGGCACCATCCTGAACAACAGGTGCCATCTGCTTGCCATCAAGAGATTTCCATTCACCCTTGGGCGATGGTACAAACAGAACGGGTTTAATGATCTGCTTGAATGAAACAGGAGACCCATTCTCATACCCACGGCAGAGGATGGCGTCTCCTAGAAGTGTAACGTTTGTATAGATTGAACTCAAAGTGCCTTCTTGTAGTTGGTAACGGCGTCGTCAGACGGATCTACTATAGTCAAGATCACGTCAGAAGTCAAGAAAATATCGCGCTGGTCTGTGTACAGGGGATACCTAGTCCACGCATTAGCATCGATCCTCATACAGTTACCAATAAGATACGATGGTTCTTCATCTAGTTCAGTAACCTCACCCATAAGGTGAGTGTGATCCTTAAGAATCACTATCTTTAACGGACTCATTGTGATGTACCTCAGTTAATGTTTCCCATCGTGCCTTAACTTCAGGATGGGGTTCGTAAATGGTGACGACTTGAGACAACTGAACAAGAGTTCTATTGTCACAGGAAAGTGGAATCCACGGGAACAACTCAAGATTGAGATCATTGATCTTCTGAGGTGTATCATCAGCACCTTCTTCAAATAACATCTCTGCAGTTGCAGTGATGGTAACAGTATAAGGATTTGTGAGAAAATAACCGATTGGTGAGTATGATTCCTGGTTAGGATATGCTTCCTTTACATCAGCAATGATGTCCTCACCGCTTGCGATTCTTACGATTTTTACGGTCATAGTTTTTCTCCAATAATTTTTCATAGACATCTCTTACGATGTCACCAAATGCCCTTCTAGCGGTGATGTTCTTTTCATCTGCTAGCACCCTAGCATAATACAAAATTGTCTCGGCATCTTCAGTAGGAACATCTAAAGTAACCGATTCATATTCTTGGCAGTTCTTGGGCGTACAGTTAACATAATAATTCATACAATCGCTCCAAATAAAAAGAGACCCTTGCGGGTCTCTTCGGTTGTATTCTATTTATACTATCTGGAAGATCAGAAGGAATACTTCAGACCTGCCTTGGTGCCGTATCCACGGTCAACGCTGGAAGAACCAGAACCGAGGAACGAAACTTCACCATAGACGCCGAGTTTCTCGGTAACCGAGACGCCCAGACCTGCCTTACCCGAAGGAACGGTGTCAACCTCGCCACCGTCAGGGGAGACGACAGAAGCGCCTGCTTGGACGTAGTAGGAAGCAGACTCACCAAGAGGACCTTCGTAGCCCACGTGGAGGTCAGTCGTCGTGCCAGTGTAGTCCGAACCAGTGAAACCAGAGTTGGCTTCCACGTTAACGTAGGGACCTGCCAGGGCAGCAGCGGGAGCGAACGCGAGAGCAGCAGCAGCTGCGAAAGCAGTTTTGATCATAGTTGTTTTACCTTTGAATTTACTTGCGGAGTGGTTACCCGCAGATGGAGGATCGGGTTTTCCCGATCGCTTAAGAATTGTACATCACCCTGAGAAATCTTGTCAACCCCTCAGGGCGCTGTAACAAAAAGTTATTTATACACCAAACCGTAACGTATTGTTACAGTTTATGCCAACCATCACTGATAATTATCAATGATGCTCTGGCACTTGTCTAGGTTCTTCTTGCAAAAATTATGCACGTAAGAGTCTGCATCTACACTCATTGTATAATGAGCGTGAGTATGCAAAGACTGAATCACAATCAAGAACCCAACTACAAGTAGGTTAAACTGCGTCACTGGGTTCAGTAGAACCCGTAGTATCAATTTCATAGATCTTGAGTTTCTGGTGATCAGGAATAACCTTCTTCAATTCTACCACAAGCATTCCATTTGTAAAGGTTACCGATCCAACCTCTACATCATCACTCAAGTTGAAACCTCTAGCGAAGGTGCGAGTCGATACGCCCCGATGCATATACTCGTCTTCAGCATTCGTATCCTTCGCTGCCTTGGACTTGATGAGCAAGACATTGGATTCCGTGCTCACTTCAATGTCTTCTGGTGCCCATCCAGCAAGTGCTAGTTCGATGCGCCACTTAACTTCTGATTCTTTGATCAGGTTGTATGGAGGGTACTGTCCACCAGGTTGGTTGTAACCATACGAATTCAACCGATGGAAAATGTCATCCAATCCAACGCTATAGCGATTGGCTGCATCAAAAATCCTGTCCAAATCTTTGGACGTGTAACGTGAAAGTCCAGTCATTGTAGTTCTCCTTAAAAAGCGAGAGTCGTTGTGTGGTCCCCGAAGGCAACCATAATTATATAGACGAGATGGTACCAAAAAGCAAGTTCGGTTCTCACCAAAGAAAGAAATCTACTAAATAGCTCTGATCGTAAATTGATTCGGTAATGAAGAAAGCACTGTTTGCTTTTGGAATGATTTTGATGACTGCACCTGCTATGGCAGGTGGACTTGTTACTAAACACGCATCCAGTGTTCAACTGACTGTCGATGCTGCAAGAACTACTGCCACGAGAGTGGGTAACTCCTACTCGGTATCTGGTAGCGGTGTTGTCACTGACGTTGGTGGCAGTGGCACTGCTGACCTTGGTGTTGGTGGTCTTGGCACCATAACTAATGGTGCTGCTGCTGGATCTTTTGCCACAGCGACCCAAGCAACCTCTGGTAACGCTTTTAGTTTCAGTAACTCCTTTACAGCAGGTGATTCCATAATCACAACTGCTCCCACTGTGGGCAATGTGAGTGCGTTCTCCAATCAAACTTCTTACGCTGCAGGAACTGCTGGATCTCTGGCAGGTACTGTAACCACAGCAGGTGCTCTAACTGTAACCGCAGGTGGAGCTGGTACTGTTGCAACAGGACAATTTGTTAGCGAGATTACTGTTATCGACTGAGGTTTGATATGGATCGTTTGAAAGAAGCAATCGGTCTTGGACTTGTCTTAGGTATGTTTCACGGGGCTGCTCAAGCAGTACCCGTGGTCCCAAACTTCACACAGGGGTCGATGACGAGCCACACAGAGACGACACAAAAGATAACAGAAACCATCAACTCGATGGACTATAACACTGGATATCAATATTCAGTAACAGGGAGTGGAGTAACCGCGTCAGGTAATCTTTCGCCTGGCACAGGTACAAGTAGCGTAACTATTGATGGAGTGACTTCGCAATGGACAGGAATCGGATCGAGACCAACATTCACACAAACAACACCAGGCGCAGCGTTTCAGTTTACAGAAACGTACCAAGGTCCTGGTTTAAGCAACCAAACAATAATTCAAAGGGTGACAGAGGTTACCAGTGTGACAGACACAACAAGCATTTTCACGCAGTAAGAAATGTATCGCTCAGCACTGTTATTGGGATTAGTCTGCTATGCCCTAGCGTTCTACGTGCTGAAACTGTTGGTGGAGTCTCTGCAACAGCTTCCCCAATAGCGAACAGCTCAGGCTCAGTGACCAACCAAGCTATTCAGGTTTTACAGGGTCCATACATCACTAACACATACGGGAACGGGATCCAGTGTCAAGGTCCCACTGTTAACTTCACTCCATATGTTACAGGTAGTGCATCTGCTACTAAACCTTACGAACCATATTATTGGGATCCTGTTTATGATATGCGGGATCTTGATGAAGATGGTGCCCCTGATAATCCTGGCTCTATTCTTTACACTGTTCCTGTAAGAACAGGACAGAAAGATAACTACAACTTAGGTGTAGGTTTCTCTGCTACTTGGTCTTCTCCATTAGATAAGAAGTTGCAAGACCAATGCAAAGAAGCAGCTGCTGCTAACATCGCATTGATGAAGCAACAAGCTGCTAATAAAAGATTAGATTTTGAAATTGCCAGATTAAAAAATTGTGGAGAATTATTAAAGCAAGGAATTCAATTCCACCCTAAGAGCCCTTATTATTCTGTGTGTGCTGATGTCGTCGTGAATAATCCACCAGGACATACACATCCACACGTTCATTCTATTCCTAGTCCCGTTTCTAGAAAAGCAGAAGATTTAGGTGGACCGTTACAATCTACTCGTCAGTAAGGTGATCAGCACACTGTAGTTCGGTAGGTTCATCACCACTATTCCAGAACTTCTGGTTTGCTTCCAGAAGTGCTTCTGTTACATCCTCTTTGAATGAGCGACGTGGAATGAAGATCTCATCATCTTCCGTCTTGTACTCTGGGTGATTCTCTTTGAATTGAGTTTCAGAATCATAGAGTAGAGAACGTGTAATGTCATTGACTATTTCTAGGCACGATCCAGGGAGATTAGAATAGTTACCATTGCCAGTGCCATACATCAGTTCTCTCACAACATCAAGTAATTTGATGTAGGTAACTGCTTTCTCTGCGAAGACGAGTTCGAACTCTTCTTGGTGTTCAGTTGTTTTGAATGTGGGGATGTTCATTTGTTTTTCTCACAATAGAGGAAGTATCTGGGGCTTGGGTCGGCGGGCGGCGCGGAGAGCAGGGATGGCTTTACCATCTTCGCCCCAATATCCCATTTTCATCATCCAAGCGATGACTGCCTCCAGCTCAGTGTCAGCGCCCCATTGGGCGGCTTGGGTGGCGACATCAGTTACC